TATTAGTTATTAGGAATGAATATAGTTTTCATTACTATTAGTTATTAGGAATGAAAACAGTTATCATTATTATTAGTTATTAGGAATGAATATAGTTTTCATTACTATTAGTTATTAGGAATGAATATAGTTTTCATTACTATTAGTTATTAGGAATGAATATAGTTTTCATTACTATTAGTTATTAGGAATGAATATAGTTTTCATTACTATTAATATCGCTAATGATAACAATTACTATTAGGGGGCAGGGGCCTTTGGACAGCCGGCTCGCTTCGCTCGCAAGAGTAGACCTTATATATGTGCGGACACATCTCGGTCCCCCCACCCATATTGGACAGGCCCCCCGTATTTACCCAGAAAAGTCTTGACTAATTTTTTATTATGCTGCACAGTTTCAACAACATTTCCAAATGGAGGAGTACAGGATGCAGAAACGTATCGCCATATCCAAGATTACTGATGACCATGACCTGTTCAGGCGTATTTTCGACTACTGCCTTGAAGGTTACGTGGTTCTTATCCGCGGCTTTGGAACGTTCCGTCTGAAGCGCAAAGCGTCCCGTATGGGCCGCAACCCCCGTACCGGTGCCAAGTACAGGATTCCGGAGCGTGGGATTCTCGTGTTCAAAGCCTCTCCGAGTATCCGTCTTGAATACAACAAATAATACTCCGGGGGGTTCATTATGAAACCGAGAAGCAGTTACTACAGATACTATTACGATGAAGAGTGGGAAGGGCAGGAAGGCAGGAAGCGGTTCCGCCATAATGGCAGTTCCGTTTACAGCCGCAAATGCCATGACTGCGGAAAGCCAACCAACAACTACCGGTGTCCGAAATGCTGGGCCCGTATCCGCGGCGATTCCATAAGTTCCTATTCTGATGTGGATACAGAACCTTATACAGTCTCACTCTTTAGCCATTAGGAGATTTATGATGACCAGAGCCGAATGCCTTAATACAGCTGAGGAAATTGTCACGAAAGACCGCAACAGCCAGTACGGAGAACCAGAGGATTGTTTCGCTCTGATTGCGAGACTCTGGACAGACTATACCGCGGTGAATCTGAGCTCCGCCGATGTTGCCGCTATGATGATTCTGCTGAAAGTGGCAAGAGTCAGGAACGGTAAGGCGAAAGATGATTCATGGGTTGATATAGCGGGATACGCCGCCTGCGGGGCGGAGTGCGCTGCCGCTATGTTCGGATGCGAGCGCGTAGGCGGTGTGGACTATGGGGCGGTTCCGTCTCTGAAGGCAGAGGAGATACCGTCTACAGGGGCCCCGATAGCTGGCAAGATATAGGAGGTGCGTAGTGGGTATCGGGAATGCGGAGATGTACAGGCGGCTCTCTGCCCGCGTCAGTGAAGCAGAGAAGAAGCATCCGGCCTTCTCCGACGGCATCTATCAGGGCGTCGGCGTCATTGGTGAGGAGTACGGGGAACTCTGTCAGGCGCTCAATAAAGGCGAGGGGGAGGGGCGTGTCATGGATGAGGCGTTTGACCTCCTGTGCGTGGCATGGCGGTTCTGCCGCATGGACTGGAAGAAGAAAGGGGAATGACGATGAGCGATGATATTCAGGTGGAGGATGATATAAATCCTTATATCATGGCGGCATTAGACGAGGAGCTGAAGGCCGCGGAGAAGGAACACCCTGATTTTGCCGACAGTATTCATTATGGAGTGGGAGTTATCGGGGAGAAGTACGGGGAACTGTGTCAGGCACTCGGTAAGAGCCTGAGGGAAGACAGCACTAGGGACGAAGCGCTTGACCTTTTATGCGTGGCATGGCTCTTCTACCGGGGGGACTGGAGAACAGGTGATGAAAAGGGTTATGATTATACAGCCTATGACGGGGAAAACGTACGAATGGTTAAAGATTGAGTGGGATACGGCTTATAAAGAACTCACCGATATGGGGTACAGGGTCACTAATACCCACTTCAGGGGGTTGAAGCCGGCAAATTACAATGCCGCCCTGTACCGACTCTCTGAGGACTACGCCACAATGAGCGACAGCGATGGGATTCTGTTTCTGCCGGGGTGGAGGGATGACATGTTCTGCTGTGTACAGCGTGTCACTGCTGAGGCATGTAGGAAGCCGATATTCGACTCTACGGACGAGCTGCGGAAGTAATGCACTCCTGTCCGTACTGCGGGTGCCCCGACGTCTACCTGGCTGATACTGACGGGGGCGGGCGGACTGTCGCCTGCCCCTCCTGCGGGATGTCGGGCCCCGAGAGTGTTGACGGTGACGATGCAGAAGCCGAGCGCGGCTGGGAGACGCTGTGCCGGAAAATGTGCCGTCACTGCAACGTTCATCTTCTTTCCATTATCCGGAAGAAAGGACTGTAGCTATGGAAACATTCAAGAGCATACTTATGCATAAGATAGCGCAGTTGCCGTCTGACGATTTCGTTATGGCATGCGTTGTCACTATTATATTTTTACTCACAGTGGTTTTAGCGCTATTACTATCATTACTGGCATGGCTGGCGAAATAATATTCTGAAGGATTGTAGCTATGGGAATATCCAAGAGTATATCACAACTGCCGTCTGACGATTCCATTGTGGTATGCGTTACCATCATTATATTTTTACTCACAGTGGTTTTAGCGCCAGTGTTCTCTGACGCGGATGACAAAATAATACTCTGGCTGACAATAGCCCTGATTTGGGGTCTGTGGTATATCTGTATTCTGGAGATTATATGAATTTCAAATTTCAGGTTATTAAGCGTGATGGCAGGCTTGATGATTTCAGGCCCGAGAAGATAATTGGCGCTGTTTACTCCGCCGAGCGGGCGATGAACCGCGTGGATGACCACTCTGCGGAGTACGCTACTGAGGTCTGCAACAGGGTTGGCAGGTACGCGGAAGGACAGGAAACGCTGTCTGTCGAGGACATTCAGACCTGTATACTGGACTATCTGAAGGAACGTGACCCTGAGCTTAGGGCTGTGTATGAGAAGTACAGGAATGAGAGGTCAGTAGTACGGGAACGCAAGGAAAAGATATACAGGCACTTCGGACGCATTCTTTCCTCTGACCCGTCCTGTATGGACATTATGAGAGAGAATGCCAATGTCAGGGGCGGGACGCCTATGGGCCGCATGCTCCGTATCGGCTCCGAGGCATCCAAATATTACTACCTCAGTAATCCGGATATTATCCCCCACGAGACGGCGGAACTCCACAGGAAAGGGATTATTCACATTCATGACCTTGATTTCTACGGGACGTCCATTAACTGTCTTCAGATTCCTCTCTCTGATATTCTGAAGAGGGGCTTCTCTACGGGGCACGGTTCGGTGCGTCAGCCGAAAGGGATTCGTACAGCGGCGGCGCTGGCGTGTATTGTGCTTCAGTCTAACCAGAACGACATGTTCGGCGGGCAGAGTATACCGGACTTTGAGTACGCGCTGGCGCCTTATGTGAAGATGACGTTCGACAGGTATTACGCAGAGTATAACAATGACTTCAACAAAGCGGTTGAAATGACATGGCGTGAGACCTATCAGGCCATGGAGGCGCTGATTCATAACCTCAACACTATGGCCTCACGCGCGGGGGCGCAGGTTCCGTTCTCCTCTATCAACTATGGTACAGGTACGACTTTTGAGCAGAGGATGGTTATCTCGTGCATCCTGCATGCTACAGACGCTGGCCTTGGCCATGGTGAGACGCCTATCTTTCCTGTACAGGTCTTCAAGGTTAAGGCGGGGGTTAACTACAACCTCGGAGACCCTAACCGTGACCTGTTTGAGCTGTCCGTTAAAGTATCGGCTAAACGGCTGTTCCCGAACTGGGAATTTCTGGACGCTCCTTTCAATCTTCAGTATTACCGTCCGGGTCATATTGAGACGGAGGTGGCTACCATGGGGTGCCGCACCCGTGTCATGGCTGACAGGTTTGGTAAGGACATAACTCCCGGACGGGGGAACCTGTCGTTTACGAGCATTAATCTGCCCCGCATAGCGCTCATGACCAGAGGCAAAGGAACGGACTGTTTCTTCTCCGAGCTTGACTATATTACTGACAAAGTAATTGAACAGCTCGTGTCGCGGTACAAGATTCAGGCATCGCTCAGGGTGAGGAATCTTCCTTTCCTTATGGGTCAGGGGTTGTATGAAGACAGCCGTGACCTTGGCCCTGATGATACCGTGGAGAAGGCCGTAAGGCATGGCACGCTGGGTATTGGCTTCGTTGGCCTTGCTGAGGCGCTTGTCGCTCTCACGGGGCATCATCATGGAGAGACTGATGAAGCGGAACAGCTCGGGCTTGATATTGTCAGACACCTGCGTCTGAGGGCTGATTTGGCGTGTGAGAAGTACAATCTGAACTTCTCTCTGATTGGCTCTCCCGCGGAGAGCACGGCTGGAGCGTTCCTCAGGGCGGACAGGAGTGAGTATGGGGTAATCCCCGGCGTGACGGATAAGGAATACTACACGAACAGCCATCACATTCCCGTGAATTTCCACATCTCAGCGTACAGGAAGATTAAACTCGAGGCTCCTTTCCATGAGCTTGAGAACGGCGGTCACATCACTTACGTTGAGCTTGACGGCGATACGGCGAAGAATCCGGAGGCTGTTATGAGCGTGGTAAAGTGTATGCACGACTCCGGTATTGGATACGGAGCTGTTAACCATCCTGTAGACCGTGACCCTGTATGCGGATATACAGGAGTGATTGGTGACACCTGCCCCTTGTGCGGACGTCATGACGGCGAGGCTGTAAGTGAAGAGAAGCTCCGCCAGATTAAGAAGAATATCCTTTAGGAGGTTATTATGGAAGAGACCAGAGATTCAGGCATGATTGGTGACGGCATTCATTTCGAGCGTATCAGGCGTGTGACGGGCTACCTGACCGGAGACCTCAGCACGTGGAATGATGCCAAGCGCGCGGAGGAGAGAGACAGGGTGCGGCATGGGGTTGAAGGAGACGGGCGTGGCGGTCGAGACAGATAAGATAGCCCGTCATCTTGCTGGCAGGGGGGAGCTCTGCGGGTATTCCCTGCGGGGCTACATCCCCTGCTACATGAATGACGGCAGTCATAAGCGGGTCATTTACTACGGCACGACAAGTGTTGCTGACGTTACTCCCATAGACCCGGAGAAAGGCATACAGATTGGGGCCGGGTTTGACCTTGGAGCGTACAGGGCCATTGAGCTTAAGAGGCTTGGTGTACCTGAAGACCTTCTGCGGAAGCTGTCACGTTATACCGCTCATGTGGGCGGGGATGCTATGTGCTGGCTCAGGAACAGGCCTTTCACGGTTACTCCGGAACAGGCGTTTCTGCTGACCCGTATCATGGTTGAGGAGTATTGCTGTACCGTTCTTGCCCCGAGGTGGAATGACTCGCAGGATTATAAGACGTTTACACGCATGAGCTGGCAGGAGCAGGCTGTGATATTCGATGTTGCCCATGAGTTTGGCGTTGATTATGTCCTTCAGAACATAGACAGGTATTGTGACCTGCTCCGCAGTAAGGACTACACCACTATATTCGGAGAGCTGGGGGGTTACAAATATGCCGCTTCCGGAGAGCATGAAGCACCCGCTGAGGGTTCTTAACTATATCGCGCTTAACTCAAACTGTCGCAGACGCCGGGTAGGGTGCGTTATCGCCCGTCCGGACGGAATGATTATTTCCTGCGGATACAATCATAACCCTTATCCCGGGGATGCGTGTCCTGTCTGTCCGCGGGAGAAATACGCTTCCGGTGACAGGCTGGACCTGTGTCATGCCCTGCATGCGGAAGCAGACGCGATAGCGCACGCCGCGATGACAGGGCTGAGCGTGGCAGGGTGTACAGCGTTCGTAACAGTGTTCCCCTGTCCGTCCTGTACCGGACTGCTGATTGAGTCAGGGATTACCCGTGTTATTGTTGTGGGGGATTACGCGAAGGCTCCTGTATCGCAGGAGCTTTTCCGCAACGCCGGGTATAGAGTGAAAGCAGCTGACTATAAGGATGATGACGGCATTCTGGCATACAGTTTTGACATCACTAGAGAATAAGGTGAAGCCCCCGCGGAAGTAACATTCCGCGGGGGCTTCTAGGTGGTGGAGGGTATAGCGTGTAGTAGCTACATATCTTGACACTCCCCATGGATAAATCCGGGGGATTCTTGGTTCGACGACCACTGCGCCGCATCCTAGGACTTGGCGTCTTACACGATTTCCCCAAGCGTGAATTTCCGTATGCCCTACGGTATATCTATTCTGTACAACATTTTGGAGATGAATGCAATGTTTTTTTCGCAAACCCTACGAAAGCGCCTTATATCCCCAGCCCTGAAGGGCGGGGTTTTATGGTGCATTCGATAAGGTAAATATTTAAGGCTTGTCAAGCGAAATTGCAGGCAGTTACGTCTTATGGTATATGACTACTACACGGGGGGATTATGTTTATTCCGGATAGAGAAGATATAGTAAGGGTGATGAAGGAAAAGGGTTACGCCTTTTTCGAGAAGGGGTGCAACAATATCAACATCATAGGCATACGCAATGACCAGCTTATTACGAATGCTTTTGATGATACACTGTGCTGTATATACCGGAATGTATACGGATGGGTTACGAGGTACTGGCGTATAACGACGGACCCGGGGCGTTATTACGCTGAGCATCCCTGTAATGACAAAGGTACGGCTGTGCTTGTACCCGGTCAGTACAGGGGGGCGTTTACGATAGGACGGCACAAGGGCCAGTACAAGGCTCTTGTGCAGTACAAACCTGTTACTGTTTACCGCGATAACAACAAAGACCATAAGATTGATACTGGCAGAACCGAGACGGGTATGTTTGGTATCAACATCCACAAAGCCGGAAGAAAGTCCGTACAGGTAGACCGCTGGAGTGCGGGGTGTCAGGTCTTTGCCGTTGAGAAAGACTTTAACGATTTCATGCAGATATGTGAAAATTCCGCTGTTTTTTATGGGCCGGTGTTTACATATACTCTATTGGAACGGAAGGATTTTGAATAATGTTTGATACATTACTTGCTTATCTTAACGCTAACAGTTCTGACAAATATGTCAGCCTGCTGTTTGCTGTGATTGGTGTTTTCTCTGCTATTGCCACTGTTATCCCGGCGCCCAAAGAGGACTCGTCCAAGGTTTACAAGGCGCTTTACAGTGTGCTCAGCTGGGTAGCCTGTAACTTTGGTCAGGCCCGCAATGCAGGAAGAAAGTAACGAGAGTCGCGTGTTGGAGCAGTTGGGCGAACTGAAAGCCGCCCTGAGCTTTCTGCGTCAGATGCGGGATGATGATGTGAGGAGCAGGGAGGCTTTAGCTGACGCTCTTGGGAGAATGCAGGAGCAGATAGTTGTGTTTACGCACAAACTGGATGATGTTCTGTCCCAGAGTGTCCGCAGTTACAGCTCATTGGAATCAAGGGTTTCCGATATAGAGCTGTGGCGTACTGAAGTAGTAACATCTCTTCGTGTCGGACGCTGGGTTATGGGGATTATCTGTACGGTTGTTGGGGCGGTTCTTACGCTTACAGCACAATACTTTATGCGTTAGGAGAGTTCATGAGTTATTTCAATCCTGTTTTTCTCTATGATGAGAAAACTCATAAGCCTGCGCAGGAAGGCGATCAGCTTACTCCTGCGTCTGTGCCGGTTTCCAAGGTAGAAGGTAACGTTCTTAAGACCAGTGATGATGGTCTTGGCGTATCGGTAAATGACATTAAATCCCCCGCCAGTGACAATGCTATTAAGATTGCCTCTGACGGCGGGCTGTTTGTAGATATTCCGGTCATTCCTGAGGTCTCCAAAGACCGTTTCAACTATCTCAGATACGGGAATGACGGCAATTTCTTTGTCGGTTCCAGTGATGTTCTGTCCAATCTGGACACGAACCTGCTTCATGCCTCTTCAGATGGCAGGGTTATCCTGACTGCCAGTGACCTTGTAGACGGCAGTGTACTGGCAAAATTTATCTCTTCCGAGAAAGATAATGTACTGCATACAGGTTCTGACGGCAAACTTGCTGTAACGCGTGTTGGTGTTTCCGCTGAGACTGGCAACTACCTCACTTATGGCAGTGATGGTAAGTATTATGTCAGTGGCAGAAATATTCTCTCTACCAGCGATACTAACATTCTGCACACGAACAGTGAGGGCAAAGTCACGCTTACAGCTGGTGATGTGGCTTCCAGCGGCGTTGCCCCTCTGCTCGTTTCGTCTGACGAAGGCAACGGTCTGGATGTTGGTTCGGATGGTAAGCTGGCTGTAACGCTTCCGAAGGAAGCCACGGTTTCAGCGGATAAGGGGAACTACACGCGTAAAGGTTCCGACGGGGGCTTTTACACTGGCGGCAATGATGTTCTCTCCAACGCGGACACGAACATTCTTCATATTTCCCCCGTTGACGATAAGGTAATCCTGACGAAGGAAGACCTTCTGCGTCTTGGTATGGCCGCGGCGCTTCTCTCTAAGGATGCCAACAATGCTATCGCCCTTGGTTCTGACAGTGGGCTGTATACCAGCGGCAGTAACCTTACGGATGATTCCAGAGACAACCTTCTTGATGTTACCGATAAGGGGAAGATTTCCCTCGATAAGAGCGTTCTTCGCGACTATGTGAACTCCTTTATCAGGGTTGTTTCCACAGACAGCGGGAACATGATTACGGCTGGTTCTGATGGTGGAGCCTACGCTTCCGCTGATTCGCTCCGCTCTACTGACAGCCTGAACCTTATCAGTAAGGACAGTTCTGGCAAACTCATTGTTACGGCGGCGGCTATTAAGTCTGATGATGCTGATAACCTTCTTGTACAGGATAAGTCCGGCGCTCTTAAGGTGACTGCTGAAGGGCTTGTTTCTTCTGAGAAGTGCAACCTTCTCAGGGTCAATATTGATAACAAGCTGTCTCTTTGCCCGTCTGACCTTATCAGTCAGGTTTCGAACAATGCTCTTCAGGCCGCGTTTGACGGCGGTCTGTACGTGGCTAAGAACTCTGCTTCTGACCTTGTTTCCCCCACGGACAAAATTCTCTACGTTAACGACTCCGGCAAACTTGCTTCTGGTTTCACGCTTTCCTTCAATGAAGCTACCGGAACGCTCACTGTCGTTGGCCATAATAATCAGGTTGTTTCGTCCGTGGCTATTCCGTCTGGTGAAGGTGCCATTCTGAAGGATGCTCAGCTTGTCACTAATCCTGAGGGTCAGGCGGAAGGCACTTACCTGAAATTCACCTTTACGCTCAGCGATGGCTCCACGAAGGACACCTATGTTAATGTTGACGCCCTTCGTGTCAATTATACTGGCGGCAATGGTATCACTGTCAGCGGGACGACTGTTTCTACCCGTATCAAGGATAAGGGCGGTCTGACCTATTCTGATGGCGCGCTGGCGGTCGATACTGCCTCGCTGGTCTCCACGCTGTCGGACAATACTATCAGGACGGATAGTTCCGGGGATATTTATCTTTCGGTTGACGCGTTCAATGTTTCCACGCAGGCAGGGAATGCTCTTGCCAATGGTGTAGACGGAAAGGCTTATTTCCCCTATGATTTTGGCACGATGGATTAAGGAGGGTGGCTACTGATGTCCAGAAACACTAAACAGCCTATTCAGTTCTACAGAGGCACGACAGCCCAGCATTCAGGTTATACAGGGCCCGCGGGTGAGTGCACTGTTGATACAACGAAGAACACACTTGTTGTGCATGATGGGGTAAAGGCCGGCGGGTATCCTCTTGTGAAGGAGGACCATACTGTCACCGGTGATGGGTACGTGCTTGCTAATGGGAGCAGGAGCACCACTATTGGCAGTAAGACTCTTGCCCTGTCTTTGGATACAGCGGCGCTTAAGAATCTGCTTGCAGACCCCTCCGGTACTGACGCAGTGGCGGGAAATCTGAAACTCTCGGACGCTGTGGACAGTTCGCTTGATGCCGCTACTGGCGGTACGGCGGCTACGCCCAAAGCGGTTAAGACTGCTGTTGATGGAGCGGTTAAGAAGACCTATGTTGTCAAAGGCGACACCTACATTAAAGTAGATGGTAAGTCTTCCACGACTCTTGATGACGCTGATGGTCTTGACCTGACGCTTGATACAACCGCTCTGAAAAGCGCCCTTTTGAACTTCTCGCAGGAAAGCATACAGTCCGTAATTGACAAGTACTTTCCGCAGGGATGCAGAATGTTCTTCCAGCAGGAAAAGGCCCCGTCCGGCTGGACTAAAGTTACCACCTACAACGATTGCGCAATCCGCCTTGTGAGCGATGCCCTGTCAAACCGCACAAACGGCTACACTTTCTCCGACTGTTTTGCCAGCGGCAGAGGAACAAATGCTGTCCAAATCGACATGGGAACATACGATACAACGCTTAGTGTGGGACAGCTTGCGTCGCATAATCACAGCTTTAATAAAAATAGCCAAAATTTCATTGTCGACGTAGATGGCGGAAGATGGGCAAATACCCATGGTACTGATGATCCTAGAGGTTTTGATTTTGCTGATTTTAGCAACATTATCGGTTACACTGGCTCCAACCAGGGCCATGCTCACGGTACCTGGAATGACGCCCACAGCCATGTCACGGACATGAACGTGAACTACGTTGACACAATCCTTTGCGAGAGGGTGTAAGTATGGCGGGTTGTCCATTCAGGAATTTCGAGGATTGCCCGGAGCACTCAAAGAAGGGCGGGTGCGCCATGTGGATGAGCTACACCGGGGGCAAAGACACCATGAACGCCTCTTTTGAGGGGTGTGCCCTCCAGCTCACGCCTATGCTTCTCATGGAACAGGCGAATGTCACCGGCATGCTTGCAGGCGAGATGTCCAAAGTAGGGGCGGAAGTCTCTGCTTCGAGGTGCGAGAACATCAAGGAAGGCGAGGCCATGAGAGAACAGCTTGTCGCCCTTGCTAGCGGGCACAGGGTTCTCATTGAGGCGGATCATTCCGGCACGATGAAGGGACTTACAGAGAGGAAAAACAGCCATGAATAAAGACGTCACCGTGATTCCCGTTGACAATATTATTATCGTTGACGGGGAACTGCTTCACTTCGATTTTTCTCCGATTGAAGGGCGCGAAAGCGTACACGCTCTTCAGTGGCACAGCGGTTCCGGGGCCATTGAGTATGAGGACGTGACGCAGAGACTGGAACTTACCGCCCGGAACTATGAAAAACACGTCCAGCCGTATGTAAAACTCTGGCAGGCAGAGAAAGCCCGTCTCAATGCCGAGGAAGAAGCCAAGGAAGCCGAATACAACAAGGTCGAGAACGTCAAGGCGCGCAAACTTGCCGAGCTGAATGCCAGACTTGAAGCGATTAAGGCCTCCAGCAAGGCGCATATCACCTCTTCCACCGGGTACGTTGTGAATGCCAACCAGACCGCCAAGACGAACATTGACGGCCTGATAACCGCCATGGAAGCGCAGGGGTTGGAGAAGGTCAAATTCATGACTTTCGATAATACGTTGGCGGAACTCACGCTTGATCAGCTGAAAATGCTCCAGTTGGAATTAATCAGTTACGGCAACAACCTCTATGTCCGGAAGTGGGCTTTGCGCTCTCAGATAGAAGCCTGCACGACAAAGGAAGAAGTAGATGCAATCAACATCACTTTTTCGGACGTTACGGCATAATTTTCATCAGTTCTGGGTAGCGATTGACCAGCTCCTGAACGTTCTCGTGTCATGCTGTTTCTGTGAGAAGGCGTGGGCCGATGAAACCCTGTCCGCCCATGCGTGGCGCTGGCATCTGGACGGTGCCCGAGAGTGGCCACGCAGAATGATTGACGTTCTGACCTTTATGACACCGAATGGTATTACATGGTATGGTACTGTAGCTATTTACAACGCTGGATAGATACATAATGGATAGGGGCCGGGTTCATATGCTCCTATCCATTATATGCTAAAGGTCTTTAGAATGAGAAATACGAAGAAGCCTATACAGCTGTACAGGGGTACGACACAACAGCACAGTGATTACGCTGGCCCTGTTGGGGAGATTACCGTTGATACAGAAAAATACACTGTTGTAGTACAGAATGGTGTCACCGGTGGTGTGCCTCTCGCCCGTGAGGATACGGTTGTCTCTCTGACTAACCGTATTGCCGCTGAGGAGAGTGCCAGAGCGACTGCTGATACTGCCCTTCGCATAAGTATTACTGATGAGGCTTCCGCCCGGGCGACTGCTGACACGGCTATTCAGAAGAGTGTTACTGATGAGGTATCCGCCAGAGAGACTGCTGACACGGCTATTCAGAAGAGCGTTACCGATGAGGCCTCCGCCAGAAAGGCCGCCGATACTACTCTTCAGAACAATATAGCCAGCGAGGCTTCCGCCAGAGAGACTGCTGATAATGCCTTTCAGAAGCAGATTGATGACGCATATGCGGTCATTAGCGCGGCATACGTAGAGGCAGGAGGTACACTTGATGGATGATCATACTCTGCAACAGGTTATTGACCTAGCCGTTAAAACTGCTGTACTTAAGGCGAAAAAGGGAGCAATTCTTGAATGCCGTCCGATTGGTTCATATTTCCTAACGGAAACTGAGGATGACCCTAATATACTTTTCGGGGGAGGATGGTAGAAACTAACAGGCAGATATGTTCTACAGTGTTCTGATGCTAATCACAAGGCTGGGACTACGGTAGAAGCAGGACTGCCGAATATCAGGGGTCGGGTGACCTACATAAGCTCTGATGGCGAGAATGATACTCTATATCCAGATACAGGAGCGCTTTATTGGGCAAACCACGAGCATGAAACCATGACGCAAACGATTAACAATGGTAAAGCAAAACGAGACATAGTGATTGATGCTTCCCGCTCCAACCCCATATACGGACGCAGTGATACAGTCTAGCCTCCCGCACGAATTGTAAATGTATGGAAGAGGGTTTCATGAGGGATTTAAAAGAATACACGGCATTACTTATTAAATCAGTCAAGCTCCTAGGCTGGCCTGTTGGAAGTATATACACATCAACCAAACCTACGGACCCGCATGAACTTTTTGGTGGCACGTGGGAGCCGATACAGGATACTTTCTTGTGGTGCGCTGGCCCCAAGCATGCGGCGGGGACAAGCGGAGGCGAAGAGACGCATACGCTGATTATCGAGGAGATGCCTTCGCATACACACGGACTGATGCGGTACACCGGCACCGATGATCAGAACTTTTCTGGGCATCTGGAGAATGGTCTGTGCGCTAATGACTCGCCAAATTATTTAGCGGCTAACACCAACGCTACCGGCGGAGGGAGGCCGCACAACAACATGCCTCCGTTTGTGTCGGTTTATGCCTGGAAGAGGGTGAAATAGAAGGCCCCAAAAGGAGGAGGATACAATGGAAGATTGGAAGCAGAGAGTGGTTGATGAGTACAAACAACTGCATGGTCGGTACGAACGACTGTCGGCTATGATAGCCAAATATGAATCTGGCACGCTCACGTTCACACCTAACTGTCCTTTGTGCCTCCTGAGAATGCAGGCCGATATAATGCGGAAGTACCTTGGCATCCTTGAGATACGGGGCAAAATTAAAAAAATTAATTTGCCTATGTGCTTTCTGAGAATGCAGGCCGATACAATGCGGAAGTACCTTGACATCCTTGAGATACGGGGCAAAATTGAGAAAATTAATCTGGTTGATTAGCACGCTGGTTATATTGTGCTATAGGGTACTGGAAATAGGAGTTTCTATGTTTGATTTTGTTAAAAGGGTATTTCTTGGGTTGGTTCATTCTGTCGGTGCTGTCTTTGCGACTAACCGTGAGGCTGTGGTTGAAAGTGGGGACGGGTATGTAAGATATAGTAATGGGATTCAGCTGTGCTGGGGTACGGCCACGCTCAATGGACCTGCTACAGCTACCAATAAAAGAGTCTATTTTCCACAGGCGTTTAAAAGTGGCACCGTTACTGTTTATACAACGCATGATACTAATGTAGAGCGCGTACTTGCAGACGTTGGCTGGGTGAGCAATACTGCTTTTTCGATTGGCACGCTGGATAACTCCGGCTCTATTGTTCATACAGGGTGGCTTGCCACAGGCCGCTGGAAATAGGAGCTTTCTATGTTCAACCCCATTATACAGTAGTGTGGCGGATAGATAGTTATGCTAGCGCAGTATCGCTGGGCTTCTCTTGCTCAGGACCTCGCCGTTATGCAGGTTCCGGATACACCTATTACGGAACTTGACACTATTTATAATACATATAATATATCCGAAAAAGACCTCCAGAAGATTCTTATTGTTCCTGAATTTCAGGACATGTACAGAAACTCACTGGAACAGCTCAGGGCCAAGGGAAGCAGAGCCGGGTCTATGTACAGAGCGGGGACGCTCTCACAGGCGCTTGCGGAAAAACTTTTCCGGGACGCGGTGAATGAGAACATGAAACCCGCTGAAGCATTGAAGCTCCTTGAACTTCTTTATAAAGTCTCCGGTTCCATGAATACAGAACAGCAGGTAGTTAATACACAGGTTAATGTAGGTGTGGCCATCCCTGTACCGGAGGGGATGAAGAACCATAAGCTCGACCACCTCAGGAGCGCGAATGTTTAACTACGTTCCATCCCCTACAGGTCTGAGATTTCATGAATCTGACAAGTATATAAAGATGCTCTGCGGCCCTTACGGCAGTGGCAAGTCCTGCTGTTGCGCCATGGATATTCTTTATTATGCCTGTGCCCAGCCTGTAGCCAAGGATGGAATGCGTTACTCACGTGTTGGAGTCATCCGTTCCACGTATCCTGAACTCACCTCCATGACCCGCAAGTCCCTTCTTGAGGTACTGCCCCGGGAATGTGGTGATATTACCGGGGCAGTAGCTCCTCTTCGCGGTGTTTATCTTATCCCTCTACAGGATGGCACTACGGTCAATCTGGAGCTCAACCTGTTTGCCCTGAAAGGCCCTGAGGATTGCAGTAAGATTCTCTCCGCTAACTGGACCTTTGCGTGGATAAACGAAGCAACCGGTGTTTCACCGGAAGTCTTTGCCGCTGTACAGACCCGTATCGGGCGTTTCCCTCCACAGGATTTAGGGGGTGTAAACTGGGGTGGGATTATCATGGACTTCAACCAGCCTGAGCACGACTCATGGCTGGATGTGTACATGAAGAACCCTGAGCCGAACTGGCTTGTTGTGAAACAGCCCCCTGCGGCTCTGCGCCGGTTTGATGAGAATGGGAAGAAGTATTTTGACGTAAATCCCGATGCGGAGAATCTCCGTAATCTGGGTGCCAAGGAAGAAGGCGACCCCGAGGATATGACGCCTGAAGAACGGGGCATGCGGTACTACCGCAACCAGATACAGACCCTGCTCAAGAACGGGCGTGTTGATGTTGTAGAGAATCAGTATTGTCTCCTTGACGTACCTGTTGTGGAAGGCAAGCCAGTATTCTCCAACTTCTCCCCCTCCCGCCATATCGCAGACCACGAACTCACGCCCATGATGTTTCATGAGGTTGTGCTTGGCGTTGACCAGTCTGGTATTCATCCTGCCGCGGTTATACTCCAGAATCAGGACGGCAAATGGTGTGTACTGGATGAGCTGTTCGCTGACAATGAAGGGTTTGAGAACTTCCTTTACGGTATGCTGATACCGCTTCTCCGCGGCAAATACCATACGAATCCTGTTGTAGCGGCCATTGACCCATCCAATCAGCGGGACTCATGGACAGGCATTACCCCCCGACAGCGTTTCGAGGAAGCCGGCATACCTGCTGTTACTGAGATTACAAACTCTCCGAAGGCCCGTATTCAGGTTGTGGAGCACATGCTCAACCTTGATACAGGCGGTCTTCTCATAAGCCCATCCTGCAAGAACGTCATTAATGGGTTTACGCATGAGTACCGGTACAGGAGGCTGAGAGCCAGTGGTTCTATCGGTACGGTGTATACCCCCCAGCCTGAGAAGAATGAAGCGTCACATTATCAGGATGCTCTTCAGTATGCGGCCCTGCTTATACAGAAGGGTATTGACTACACTGATGACGACCTTTCCGATGTAGCCCGTAAATTATCCGAGAGCAGAAATGTTCTCCGTAGGATTATCTAATAATGGCAGACGAAACTGTTTCCAGTACAGACAGCAATGGTATAGACTGGCTCAGGGAGATTGAGGATATTCCTTCCAATGTCTCTGACAGGCTGGGTAAAGAGGTTCTCCGCAGATGGAACGGCGCAGTCCTGTGGCAGAGTACCGAGCGTGTCAACGGCAAAGGGCTCAGGGATGTGCTCCGTGAATGCTGGGAACAGCAGAACGGGGTTTTATCCTGTTCAGACCAGCAGATAGCTGACGCTCTTGGGGTTAACGCCATAGTTAACCTTACTGCGCTCAAGACCGGTATAGCGAATGCCTACCTTAGTGACGCGCTTATCAGCAGTACATTAACGCTTCCGTGGGTTATCATGGCCACGCCGAGGCCGAGCATCTCTCCGGAGTCCCGTGAGATGCTTCTTACTGTCCTGAAGCAGGGGTTCTTTGAGAACCGTTTTCAGGACGGTACGCAGATGGTTGACTTCATCCGCCGTGGGAAACAGCTTCTTCTGCGTCATGAGAAGGAAGAAGCGAACAAAGCGGCTAACGAGATGATGTCCCTGCTGGAAGACCAGTGTGCCGAAGGCGGGTTTAACAGGGCGCTGTCTGACTTCCTCCATTACTTCACGGTATATCCTTACTCGATTTTTACTGGCCCGTATATTACGAGAAGCCCCCGTCTGACGTGGGGCAGGAACAAACCTAGAGTACAGACGGAAGTACTTCCTGTATTCCGTTCCATATCCCCGTTTGATTTTGCCTATTCTCCTGACAGTCCGGATACCCAGCGGGGAACCTGCGTGTTTACCCGCACGCTCTGGACACGCAAGGAGCTTCTTGATGCGGGCAAGCTCAGCTCCTACATATCTGAGAATGTTCTGGATGTACTGAAGAAAGCAGATACGAATGATGAGTTCAATCTGAACTGGCTGACCAGAGAGCCTAACTCAGAAAAGAGAGACCTTGCCCTGTGGGCATCCAACGTTGCCCCTATTGAGGTACTGACTCATTACGGTATCATGTCCGGACGGGAACTGGCTGAGTACGGGTTCCACAGTCTTGACCGCAGTGAGTTCTACAACTGCGAGATTTCCATGGCCGGGTATAAGGTATTGCAGGTCAAGGTTAACTCCGACCCGCACATGCAGACCCGTCCTATTTACACGTCCAGTTTCTACCGTACCGGCGGCGACCGTATTGCCGGAGACGGTATCGCCCAGCGTATCCGTGACGTGGAACGGGCGTATCATTCCTGTCTGATATATCTGATGCGCAATGCCGCCAACGCCTCTGCCCCTATGTGCGAGGCCGACTACAGGCGGCTTATGAAATACATGAAGGATACTGACCTTGGTACTATTGTACCGGGAACGATGTATCTTTCTGACTCCGACCCGTCAGGCGGGAGCAACCCGGCCCTGAGGTTTTTCAATATCCCCTCCAATCTCCCGGCTTATTCACAGCTTCTGGAGATGTTTATCCAGCTGGCTGACAGAGTAACGAACATTCCGGCGGCTCTGCATGGTGAGGCTGTAGGCTCGGGCGCAATGCGCACATTCCGCGGTATGTCGCTTCTTCAGGGCAACGCGACACGGGCCCTGCATGCGGCGGTGGGGAATATTGACAACAATGTGTTTGCCCCGCTCGGTGAGCTCATGTACAACATAAACATGCTGTACGCGTCCGACTCATCCGTAAAGGGTGACGTACAGATAGTCACCAAGGGTGCGGAAGGCCTGCTCCAGAAAGAGACGGAAAAGCAGAACGCTATGGAGATGCTTCAGGTTATAGGCGCTGTAGGCGGTTCCCTCTCCGGCGCTGTCAATCTGACCCCTGTCGTAGGCTGGGCTGTAAAGAAACTCTTCGGAGCGATGAATATTCCGGATGATGTTCTTGAGCAGATGAACGCTCCTGTACAGGGAGCGGCCCCGCAGACAGGCAACGGACAGAGCGCCGGACAGGGTAACGGTATGATGCCGAACTCTAATCCCGCGCCGGATTCCCCGGCTGGGGCTGGTGTTGCGCATGATACAGGAGGGCACGTTGAGGCTTATTAAACCATGGACTCCCGCTCCCGGAGAACGCGGGTACAGGTTTGTCAAATGGTTCTGTGACAACATCAACTTTTGCCACGGGTACTATTACGGCACGGATACCCCGAAGCCGGAAAACAGGGTTTACAATTTTCTGTACAAGTACTGGACTTTCCCGTTTGAACAGCCGGACTGTATCTGCTGTAACACTGTCAGAGGGCTGATTTACGGGGGTATTATTGGATTTATTCTGGGGAGACTCATATGAACAAACTCTGGCAGAAGAATAACCGCACTGTCTACTCCAGTGTTTTCAATGTGCCTGCCGGTTACTGTGTCACATTGTTTGCTACTGGTCTGCTGGATGAGAAAGTCAGGACGTCAGCCAAGGAATTTACTGTACCTCAGATTATATGTGTGAGACGTCTGGTTCATGAATATACAAAAGAACAGGTAACTCCCTGCAAGGGTTGCTGTGGTTTCATTTTTGACCTTGCCAATGTAAGGGCTGATTTAATTAATGACGAACTTGTTTCAACCTGCGGACGCCCGTGGCAGCTTGACCCCTGCCGTAATATTGGCATAATTGGTGTACCGGGTACATATAGACTGCATATTAATGACGCAACGGCGGTTGGTGTAGCTCAGGTATATGCAGATTGGTACAGAGCCAGTCAGATTCCCTCACAGGTTGAAAGCCTGTTCTTTTTCTAGGAGATACAAATGGGTAATGCTTGTGGTGAAACGAAATACGCCGAAGACGGCGTTATCAATAGAACTACACTGACCAATTCGCAGGTCACTAATTCTGATATACAGAACTCTACGCTGACCGCCTGTACCATTAAAGAGCTTACAGCTATTGATGATGCTTCCGCCGAGAAAATAGCTGACGCTATTTCTGGGCTGGACAGCAAACAACTTCTGAGTCTTGCGACTGCTATACAGGATGCCTTTGCTCCTGTTGAAGGAGACGAACCGGACTCCATCTCCGGGCCGGAAGTGCCCACTACTATTATTGGGCTCAGGGATGCCCTGCTTGGCAGGCCGTCCGGCTGGGGCCGGTTCGGTTCGTATGTTGTACCGCTGTATAAGTAGGAGTAATAATCATGGCAGTTAAGGAGAAGAAGAATGGCAAAGTGTCAGAAACCGAAAGTAAGCGGGGCGAAAAAGTCTCTCCCTCCATTCATGAAGGGGAAGAAAAGCCAGCTGAAAAAGCCGAAAAAGTAACCAGACACAATCACATGCGTTCTATCCTCAAACAATACTACAACTATTAGGTTATTACGCTATGCCTGTTATAATCGACCTTTCGGCAAACAGGAATTATGAGGCGAAAATCGCCGACCCGAAGATGACTCTTCAGAACAATCCGCTGGCTCAGCCAGCTGACCCTATGCGGGGCATCAAGGATTATAATTTTGACCGTCTTATGAAAGACGCCAGTCTTCGTTCGTGTCCGGTACGGGGTAAGGAGTACTCCGCTATTATGGATACGAGATACAAGGGAGAATAGTTATGGCTTGTTCCCGTTGCGGCGGAAACCGCGTCACCCGTCAGACTCCGCCCCCGTCTGTTACTTCCCGTCCCGGTACTGTGGCCCCCAATCCCGGACGCAAAACGGCGAAGGAAATTATCACAGGTGTGAAGTATGTTCCCACCCGAGGCGGAAAATAATCCTATCCGTGAGCTTGCCCGTCAGCTCAAATCAGACGCGTATCTCAAGGAAACGCTCCTTGCGTTCCTTGCGCATATTCGTGAGGGACTGGAAGCGGATTTTGTCCTTGCCGCGAAGGCTGGCGTGATGCACCCCGATAAACTGCAAAACGCCGCCATGCAACTTGGCAGGGTTAACGAAATCAGATCCTTGGAAGAAATGATTTACGGTATGGAATAATAAGGAGCGTTTATGTCAGGATTCGACAAAGTACCCACTAATCCCTATCAGGAAAGGGCCGAAGCATTCAGAAAACAGAATGAGCCGGGTGGAACCAATCCTCCGACCCAGCAGACGACAGACCAGCAGACCGCCCCCGTGCAGCCTGCGGGTGCTCAGCCTGCCTCTGTACAGCAGCCGGTTAATCCCCCGTCTGCCCCTGTACAGCAGCCTGCTCCCGTACAGCCTGTAGCTACTCAGCCTCAGAATGCCGGCACTTACTATGACCCTGCTCTTATCCAGAATCTGGCTTATGAGCGTGACCAGCTCAGACAGCAGCTCGCCGCTGACCAGCAGAAGATGGCAGACCTTCAGAAGTCCGCTGATGAGCTTAACGACCTTAGGCGCAGGGCCAGTATCAGGGCTGACATCCAGCAGCAGGCCATTGACAATCTGGAGTCTGTGAGCCCTGAGGATTACACGGCTATTGTTGAATCCGCTACCAATCTGGCCATGGCTCAGACAGAGCCGCTCAAGAAAGAGCTTGAACAGCAGAGGAAAGAGCTTGAAGAGCGTACCCGGTATAATCAGCAGATGCTCGAGAATACCCGCAAGGACCTTCTCAACGCCCGTATCTTTGCCGCTCATCCTGACTTTGCCCAGATGGTCAACACTCCCGAGTACCGAAACTTCATGGCCCAGCGTGACGGTCTCAGTTCTGAAACCCGAGACGCCCGTGCCAGCCGGGAATACCTCAACGGCAATACTGACTACGTTATCGACCTCCTGAACCAGTTCAAGCAGAGTCGTAACAATGCCGTAGGAGTTGCTACTGTACCCCCCGTGCAGGTGGCTCCCGGTGCCGCACCTGCGGCGGCGCAGACTACTCCAACCCGCTACACCCTGCGGGAACTCAACAACCTGTTTCAAACGAGGCAGATTTCCGCTGAAGAGTACAGGAAACTTCTTCCTGAAGCCCGCAAGGCAGCTGTCGAAAGTCTGTCATCCATGTCCTAGGAGAATAATTTATGCCTATGTTTCCCAGTGCGTCCGGTTATACCGGAATGGAAGCAACCCCGCTTGCCCGAATTGGGTACAGCGATATTATCCTTTCCAAAATCTACGAGGAAGACTGGCTTCCCCGTATCACCAACTCTGAGCTTCTTGAGCCTGTTACGCAGTGCAACCAGATTATTCAGCTTATGCGCGCCCCGGAAGTCGGGCCTATGCGTTCCTATCAGAAGAACCAGCAGCTTGTTCCCAATACCGTTACTACGGAAGCTCGCTGTCTTCAGATTTGCTTCGCTTCTTATCAGGATATTAAGTTCGACTCTCTCGATGTTAAACAAGCCTGTGACCGCTGGGCTGATTACGAAGATAAGCTCCTTGAAGCTATCTACCAGTCCTACGTTGACGAGCAGAGGCGTTTCGTTCTTGGCCGCATGATGGCTCAGGTTTCCCCTCTTACTTCTCTCAGCGCCGCTGGCCGTCTCCATGACATCAACCTTGGCGCTCCGGGTAATCCTGTGCATGTCACCCCGCAGAATCTGCCTGTGGTGCTCGCCAATCTCCAGCGTGCCCTGATTGAGCAGAAGCGTTGGGTTGACGGCGGTATGTTCATTATCGTGCCGCCTATCCTCCGTACCTACCTTGCCATGAGCAATTATGCCAACTCCGAATGGAGCTGTAAGTGCGGCGGTATTGTCTCCGGTATGTGGGACCATGAGCTCTTTGGCTTCCAGCCTATTGAGTCTATTCATGTTCCGGTTCGCCGTGACGAATCCGGTGCCCTGTCTTTCTATATTATCGCTGGCAACAAGGACGCTACCGCCTATGCCAGCAACATCATTGAGTCCCGTCTGATTACCAACGACCCGAACAGCTTTGGTATCCGGTATCAGTTCCTCGCCGCTTGGGGTGCGGAAGTTATCTATCCCGAAGCCCTCGCTATGGGTTATTGGACTTTCGACCCTATTAACTAGTAGGAGTAGTGAATTATGGCAGTTATTAATCTTGCCCGTGGCGGTATGCCTGATTTCAAAGGCTGGTTCTGTGATGGCCAGTCTGCGGAATTTACTCCGCCCTATGACGCTCCCCATGCGGAGTTTACCCCGCCTTTTGACTCTCACGCCGATGCCGCTATGGGTCAGGGGTTTCTCAACCTCCAGTTCCCGCTGGTTCCGAATCTGAATGATACCGTTGGCCACCGCTGGATGCAGAACCTGCTTAAGGGCGTTAAGGCCGTGGGTGATGTGGTTCTGACCAACTGGGTTCCCCAGCGTGCCTATCTGGATTCCGTGTATTACGAAGTCACTAAAACAGATGCCTCCCTCGATGGTGTGTACCTCGCTCCCGTTGCGAAACGTGCTGTCTGGAACTTCACTACCGAGGAGTGGGAATACAATGATGTGACTGCGTTCGCGGATGCTATGACCGCGGCTAAGATTACCCAGTTCCCTGTCGGTACTCCGCAGGACGGCGATAAGCTGTACGGGTTCACCCGTCTTACTGACCCGCTTGCTACCTTCGGTCACAACATCGTTAAGCGCAACGCTACCGGAAAGCCCATTGCTGGTTATGATGACGCCTTCGGTACTGTTATGCTCGGCTTCAAGGTTGCCGCTGGCGACCCTGACAAGATTGCCACCCTGTGGAAATCTACGTTTGCCCTGTACTTCTCTTCCAAGCTGCTGGCTTTTGAGGGCAGTACTCAGATTGGCTAAGGGGGTTTGTTATGGCGCGTACTTATACGGGCCCGGCTTCCAAAGATACCGTGAAAGGCGGGAAGAAATTCCCGCTTAAGAAGGTTGGAAGCGACCACAATATTGACCTGACCATGACCAACGGTACTGACAAGGCGCGTGGTATTATCATGCGCACCAAGTGGAGTCAGGGCGTCCATGGTGGTTTCACTCCTGCCACGGAGAAGTCTGTCAAGGGGCAGAAGCCCAGTTCCGTGGCGAAGTAGTATATAATAAGGAGCGGTAGTCATGAATCAGAGCGCAACTACAGTAGGGAATCAGGACGTTTCCACTGTATTCAACCTCAATTCCGAGGAACGGGCCGGTTTTCTTGAACATCTTGGGGTTAAGAACGCCACACCTCCGCTGGCGCATTCCCCCTGTCTGAAGAACAAAAAGACCGGCATTATCCTCCCGTGGAACCCGATGCTCGCGGAGCAGAGGGATATACTGGAATGCTGTGATGAGCAGGGCAATACTGACCCTGCGGCATGGCAGGACAAAGTACAGGAGGACAGTTCCGAGGATGAAAGGGAACTCATGGCTGCCGCCCTTAGTGAGGCTACATCCCGTCAGAATAAGATTGCACAGGAAAAGATGAGCTCGTTCCGTTCTACCATGAAGAAGATGGACCAGCCTGCGCAGTCTGACCAGTACGGGGATGAAGCTGTGCCTTATGAAGATATTGAGAAACTGATGTCGAAAGCGGAGTTCTGATGACAGTACAGGATATAATCGGGGATGTCTCCCGTGACCTGAATGATCAGGAACCGGGGTATGAATACACACGCTGGTCTGTTGCACAGCTTCAGTCCTATCTCTCTGAAGCGCTTATCAATGACAGCTACCTTCTCAAAGACCTGTTCCATACAGAGAAAATTGTGCGGCTCATGCCCGGCGGTGACTGGCAGAATGTCTGTGACTGCTCCGAGATTATCCGTATTGTTGGTGAATGTACTGAGACCGGTGAAGTGTACCGGTATCTCACCCGTACATATGATGACGAAAGGCTCAACTGGCCGGGGTCTGTATATCCAAACTGTATAAACCCTGAGACAGATGAGCCTTTCTCATATGTCATAAGCTCAGTAGACATCAGCAGATTCAAAGTCATGCCTCCGGTTGCTCCGGGGCAGAACCGGTATGTTCTTGTGCAGTGCTACACAATGCCGACCGGACGTTCTCTTAGTGAATCAGTACCGGATGAGATGGTTGCTATTGTCAAGCAGTGGATGCTTTACAGGGCGCTTATCATGGATTCCGAGAACTCACCCACTATCAGTACCATAGCCGGAACGCACCTGACTACACATGACAACCTGCTGAAACGGGCTGTAGACCGCAGAGAGAAGGAGAAAGCAGAACGTGAGCGAGACGCAGATAATTTACGAGCCGTTCAAAACCAGACCGCTCGATAGTTTTCTGGAAGAGCTCCGGTTTGAGTATCCTACTCTTCCCGCCCAGCTCTTTCAGTTCTACTTACTGAAAGCCGCAAGAAACATGGCCCGTCAGGGCAACCTGATACGCCGTCGCGCGGCAGTTAATCTGGAACCATGTATCACCAGATACCGGCTGGAATCCCCGGATGGGCTGGAGATATGTGGTATCCTGCGTTCATATATCATTCCGTGCGGCTGTTGCGGCGGACATGACGCCAGAGAGACTTTCACTCTGCCGCAGGGGTGCACTCCCTGCGGCAGGGAGATTGTCTGGTATGATGACCTTGAGAAGGTACTGCACGTCAGACACCCGAACAGCCCCGGACGTCTTCTCGCGGAGCTGGCCGTTATGCCGGGACAGGATGCCTGTGAGCTTCCTGACGTCCTGTACACTGACTGGCTGGATACTCTGCTTATGGGCGTGCGGGCTTACATAATGCTTATACCGGCCCGGCCATGGACAAACATCCAGATGGGACGGGCGTATATGACTGAGTTTGAGAAACGCACATCAGCCGCCGCTATGGAGACAGCAACGCACAAAATGCGCGGAAGTATCCATATGCAGTTTGGGAGAGTAATGTAATGTCTGACTGTACCCCCAGAATTACGCCTCAATGTGACGGAGAGATTACTTCCGCGAAAGAGGAAGGTGCCTGTCCTGACTGGAGTATGTGTCTTCCTTTCGGGGGCAGAATGTATTCCCGTGAAGGATGCGTCCGTGTGGAGAAAGGCACCCCTCCCGCAGATGGCGTGTATGACCGTGTTGTCATACAGAACGGATGTATCGTTTCTCTGGAAGGCAAACAGCTCCCCATTTATAATCCTCCTACCTGCGCTCCCGAGCCCTGTTCCTGCTCTGACAGCGGGGGCGGGGGGTCTGTCAGTATATCCTCTCAGGCGGGAAACCTGACACGGGAGGATACAACAGGGGCGCTTCTGACCACGCTCAGCGCTCAGGCCGGAGATGGTATCGCGATACAGGGTACAGGGACCCAGCGTGACCCGCTGATTATATCCTCCAATCCTGACCCGTCTGAAGCGTTTGTTGTCAGCGCCGGCAATTCCGGTATCAATGTGTCCGGTTCCGGTACAAGGGAAGACCCTGTTAAGGTGTCCCACTCCGAGGAAGGATATGAGGGTTATATCAACGGGATGTCGTTTGACCGGTACGGGCATCTCACAGGTTATACCGCTCCCTCCACGGTCAGTACGGTCAACGGCGTTATTGGTCAGGGGCACATTCAGGCTGACCTTGCCACGTCCACGGGTGTTGTTACGCTCAATATCGCTGACCCTATGTTCAACCGTGCTGGTGAGTACAGGCTCGGCGGTTTTGACGTCACCCTTGATGACAAGAACTTTGTCACGAATATTGTACAGAAAATATCAGTAACGCCCGGTGAGAGATATATGGGCGTACAGCGTGTGACTCTCACAGAGTCCGGTACGCTTACTGAAATAGTAGATACATCGGCATCTGAAATACTTGTCTATGACCATGCGTCCAAGCGTTTCCCCTCGGGGACGAAATCAGACGCCTATGTTATAACGTTTGACCTTGCCCGTATCGGCTCTTTCCGTATCCGGTACAGGGACTGCAAGCGCCCGACTACAAGCGACTCTTCCGGAAAGACCACGGTTACGCCTATCAGCGGTACTATCTATGTTGACGGCAAAGCTGTCGATACTGATGTAGTTATGGACAATGAACTTACAGCCCTGACTACAGCCCGTTACGGTCTCGGTAATCATACAGTACAGGTTATCGGGAGCATGAACGGTGTGGGTTATATGGACATTGAAGTTGTGACGGCCTACTAATGCAGACAGCAATCACACAGTTTGGCGGTATTGTCCCGCGTACTCCGGAGCATAGTCTGGCTGTCACGCAGGCCACACTGGCACTGAATGTCAACCTGCGCAGGGGACAGCTCGAACCTTGGCGTGAGCTCTGTAAGTACAAAGACGTACCCTCCACAGCCGTATCCCTGTATATGTACGGGCACTGCCTGTATACATGGGACAGTGTTGTTTCCGTAGCTGAGCTTTCTCCCGAATGGCAAAGGCTGTATATTACAGGCAACAGCGACAGCCCACAGGTGATGGTGCGCGGCAGTTGCTGTGATATGACCTACTACAGGCTCGGGGTTCCTACCCCTCCTGTACCTCCTCACGCTTCCGCACAAGAGATGTGCGGACGGGCTTCAGACACCCGTTCCTATGTATATACATGGGTTAACCAGTGGGGAGAAGAATCAGCCCCGTCTCCTGCCAGCAATCTGGTCATGGTTGCTGACGGGACTTCTGTTTCTGTAACAGGCATATCCCTTCCGCCTGACGGGTATGGGATTGTCAGTGCCAACCTGTACAGGAGCTCTACCGGCTTCCGCCCTGTAGACGGTAAGACCCAGACCCCGCTTACTGATTATCTGTTCGTAGCGACTATCTATTTTCCGTCCGTATCCTATACCGATACGGTTCTCACAAAGAAGCTGGGCATGCCGCTTGATACTGTGGATGTCACACCCCCGCCGGACAGACTTCAGAATATCACGGCAGTTGAAGGTGTCATCCGTCTGGCCGGTTCCGTAGCTAACAGGGTGTACCTCTCGGAGAACTTCCAGCCCTATAACTGGCCTGTTAAATATGAGCTAACTCTGGACAGCAGTGTCATTCACATGAAGTGCCTTGACCAGAAGCTCTACGTAACGACTTCTACGACACCCTACATTATTGACGTATCCAGCTGTGATGATACGAAGTGTACTCCTGTAACTGATATTGGCAGACCGCTCCCGGATATATCCTGCGGGCACTACAACAGCGCCATCATTACACCCTTCGGCCTCATCTATTCATCCGACCCCGGCGTTATCCTGATTGACCCGTCCGCGCGCTGGCATATCCTGACGTCCAAATGGCTCACTGCTGAACAGTGGCATCAGCTCGCCCCTGAGACAGCACGGTTTGAGTACTGGAACGGATACCTCTTCATCATCACAGACGAGACAAGTTTTATTCTTGATATAGACGGCGACCCATACGGGGATGTCAGGGGCATGGAGCTCTCCAATATTTCCGATGCTCCTGTAGCTATGCAGGCCACCAATACAGGACAGCTGATGTTCCTACAGGACAGCGCGGTATGGTTCTGGGATAAGAGCGACACGTTCAGACCGTTTGAGTGGAAGAGCAGAGAGCTATACAGTCCCGGTACTGAGACTATAAACAAGCGTTCATTCTACAGTCCTGCCGCGCTCCGTCTCCGTTCTGTACAGACATTTGTACGTGTGGAAGATGACCATGGCCATACAGTGTATGAGCGTACTATCTCGGGCGACAAGCCTGTAAGACTCCCCAAATGCGGAAGGCATCTCAGCTACAGACTGTACTTCACAGGTACAGAGACAGTAGAGTTTGCCGAACTTGGGACGGCTATAATCGCCAAATAGACATGTTCCGGGTATTTTAATATTATGCTGTCAGGAGCAGATTATGAGAGTAGACATTCTTGAACCTGATATAGACCTTAACAAAGCCATTGATACTCTGGGCCGTGTACTGGGGCCCATGCTTGGCAAAGCATGGGAAAACAAACGTAAGGCCTATGACGACAAGCCGTTCAATCTCAATGTCAATGTGTTTACCCAGCTCTGGATAAACAAGGATATGAAGATTTTTGTCGCCTATGACGATAACGACAATAATAATGTTGTCGGGTTTCTCACCGGTACTGCGTACCGGCCTATGCAGTACAGCGCCCGTGTTTTCCAGATACAGGACTGGTATACCGGTAACAGACCTGAAGTAGAGAAGGCCCTGTTCAGTTTCCTTTCTGAAGCTGTGAAATTTCTCGGGACTGATGAAATCCTTATCTCCAATACTGAAGGTGAGGGAATCCCGAATATTCCGGGAAACTGGAAACAGGAAACTGTCATTACAACGCGCAGGTTCGTTAAGGTGCAGTAATGTACGCCGATGACCTTAAATGCAATCCGAAGCACGGTACGAACGACCAGCAGTATGGGCTGTTCGCTAATATCCTTGCTGACGCCGCTATTCTTTCAGCGGCCTACAACTCCGCACGGGCTGTAGATATTGCAACAAAGGAATGGAACATGGCCAAGAAGTACTGGCGTATTGCCCGTAACTGGCTTGACCATTACAAAGATTACTACGCTCCTGTTGAAGACCAGGAGATAAACGAAGCGCTTAATATTCCGGCAGAAACACCCCAGTATAACGCTACCGAAGGACGCGCCAGAACCGCGGCCATGCTTCAGTTCCGTGGTCAGCTAAAAAAGAGTATGCGCTGTACCTCCCGGTACTGTACAGGGCTCCGTAAGGATATGCTTGCCAATATCCTTTCCGCTCAGGCTGACGCTCTGAGCCTTGCTGAGGGTCTTGGGTACAGGAATGAGCGTGCCTATCTGGAGTCTCGTGATGACGTGCGGTTCAGCAAGATGCTGAACACGGCCAAGCGCGGGCGTGACATTATAGCTGACAACGTGTCCCTGATTAAGACCTCTGCCGGTATCTATGGCAACCTGTACAATCAGGCGTGGGAAGGACTGGCCGGAGCAGGACAGTATCTTGGCTACTCTGCCAACAGAAACACGCCGTCTTATCCTACGGAGTACCTGTCCCGTACTGACATTAACCTTGGCTACACACGCAGTGCTATAAGAGGTGAGGTACGGGGAGCGATTGAGGATACGGCTGCCGCTAGTGAGTCACTGCTGAAGGAGAGCTTCTAATGCCTGAATGTACATGCGCAGACCCTACCGCTGTATCCAATGCCATTAATCAGCAGAGCAGTAATATCTCTTCCAGTGTCAACGCTCACGGCCAGACGCTCGACCAGACTCTCTATGGTCAGACGCTCCGTGCCGGTACTACAGGAGGCAACTCCCGTTCTACCGGTACAGGACAGGCCAGCCACGGCGCTATAGGGCCGCTCCGGTTCTGTAACTGGGCCGCTCCTGAATACGGCCCTGAAGGTGAGAACCTCCGTACTCTGGCGTTTAAGGGCGCGGCTCTGGCTATTGCCATTGCTAATGGCATAGCACAGGGACAGATAGCTGACATGCAGCAGGACTTGGCCAATTCCTATTACGATATGGCCAAATATAAGTGGGACAGGTTCAGCAGGAAATATGTACCGCTGGAAAAGAAACTGCTCAACGAGGTAAGCTCCGAACCTGTACGGACACTCCAGTGTGGCAGTGCGCGCAACAGGGCTGATTCCTCCGTGAACAGCGCTTACAGTGAAGCTGAGATATACCTGTCGCAGAAGGCGAAGCAGTTTCATCTGTGTATAGACAGCTCATTAATGGGCAGTTTCAGCCACAGAAAGGCGCTGGCTCTGGCGGATACGGCGAACTACAACCTTGCTGATGACCAATGGTACACCGACTACAAGAACGACAAGCGCTGGAACCGCCGCAGTTCTGTACTCAATCTTGGCCGCAACCTTGGTTCTGAAGCGACCAGTTACGGCGATGTGGCGCGTTCCCTCATGGGCAATGTCAGCTCCCAGATTGAGAATGCCGCCAAGGGCCTGATGTCCGCTCTTGGTTATTACGGCGCCCGTAACGACACATATTACTCAACTTCATATCTGGGGCAGACAAACGCCCCGCTTGCTAATATAGGCACTATGACCGGCAATGGCGCGCAATCCGCTCTGGACGCCAGCTCGGCTCTGGATGCCAGCCGATAAGGAGACAGTTATGGCTTTTCTCGGCAACCTCGGTTCAGTAGTCGGAGCGCTTGGGTCTCTGCTTCCCGGCTATATGCAGGGTGAGCGTCAGGCTGTACAGGACAACTGGGCTGACCTTAACAATTACAACAAAGTTCAGGCCGGACAGCTTCAGAATATGTATGATGAGCGTGTGATGAATGACCGCATTAATATGGCTCATGACAACGCGCTCATGCAGAGCGATGTTCGGGCAAACTATGACCTTAATCTGTTCAATAACTATCTGTATGAGCCCTACACAATCAGACGGGCCCAGTGGGATACGGCATACGCTGACCAGCTCAATAACGCCCGCATCGGGCTGACACTGGCTGGAGCGGATATGGCGCTGAATAGCCCGATGACCCTGCTTGGTTCCATGGGTCTGAGGGGTACAGGACTTGGTTCTCTGGGTCTGGGTGGTACAGGACTTGGTCATCTTGGCTTGGGTGGTACAGGACTTGGTTCTCTGAGTCTGGGCGGTGTGCATGGTGCCGGTTTGTACCCCAGCAGAATGTAGGAGAAAATAATGGCGCGAAATATTTACGAACCTGCTAATGCCAATGGACAGGTGATACAGGTACAGACTACCCCCGCTTATCAGATGCAGGGTACAGTGGTTCAGCAGCCGGCGGTATTTACTGCCCCGGCCCCGCGTCCTGTTGTTCTGAATAATGGGTACAACTATTCTCTTCCCGGTTCTTACGAAGGATATACTCAGGCCGGTATTCCGCCGATTATGGGGCAGGTCAGCCCTTACGCGCGTATAGGTCTTACCCGTCAGATGAACGGTGCCGTTACGCCGCTTATCGGGTTCCCCTCTGTATATCCTCATGTTGTTGACGGGAATTACTACGATTACAGCCAGCCGCTCGTCCTGTCCGCTCTGGCCGCCGCTATGGCTAACTGGAGCCCGATTCCCGTAATGGGTATGGGTGGACGCGGAGCTACCCTTGCTGGTGCTGTAAATCATGGAGGCGGCACTGGAGGTGGGGCTCCCCGTACTGGAGGAACTCCTGCTCCTGTGGCCATGCCCTCCCAGCCTGCCCCCGCTTACGGCGGCGCTGGTCTCCGCCTCGGCCCCCGTCAGCAGACGCTCCCCGGTGTTGCGTACAGGACTACTCCTGCTGAAGAACGGATGCCGCGATGGGGCGCCAATCAGACTGATTACTGGGGTGGTATCACAGGTAATGGCAATTACGCAGTGAATAATCAGACTCTCAGCGATACGGTCTTCCCTCCCCAGAATAATAACGGGCTTCGTCCTGATGTCTTGCAGGCACAGGAAAGATACAGCGCCGCTATGGGGCTTTCCGATTACCCCGCACAGCAGAGCGCTCCTGTACAGCGTACCGCCGTTGCACAGGACGAACCTGTGAGAGTGGCACCCCAGTTACCGAATCCTTTCCAGAATCCCTCTGTACCGCAGTATAATCTGACGATGCCTCAGGTTAGTCAGAGTGCCCCTGCCGGGGCAGGCTACGCTCCCCAGCGTCTCCCGTCTCTGTATGACCCCGCGCGCATCAATCCTTTCATGGACGCCAGTGACAGGGGTTTTGCCGGAATGAATCCGTTCTCTCGTTAAGGAGTTAGTATCAATGGCTACCAGAGGAAGAAAACAATCTGTATCCGCTCAGGATATTCTCCTGACGATGATTAATGACGCTATCAACGATGTCAGCGATGGCAACTATCTTGGCCGTGTCGCGTCCGGACGTGGGGAAACAGCACCAGCTCAGGTTCCTTCCACATATGGCTATTTACAGGCCGCACGCGCGGCGGCTCCTGCCGCTCCTGCCGCTCCTGCCGCTCCTGCCGCTCCTGCCGCTCCTGCCGCTCCTGTGATTAATACTGCTCCGGTAATAAGGCAGATGCCGGATGCCTACCAGCCTATCCATGTTGGTCTGCCCCCGCTCAGTACGTACATGCCTTCTCCTGCACAGCAGGGAGCTCCCGTGCAGTCGTTCTCTCCTCTGAGCACGGAAGTTCGTCCAGATGTGGTACAGGCTCAGGAAAGGTATAATGCCGCTATGGGGCTCTCCGACTACCCTGTAGAGCCGAACGCCCCCCTGCGGTTTCTCCCTAATCCCCTGAACACAGCAGTTCGTCCGGATGTGGCACAGGCGCAGGAAAGATACGGTGCCGCTATGGGGCTTTCGGATTACCCGGTACAGCAGAGCGCTCCCGTACAGATGCTTCCTAATCTCCTGAACACAGCAGTTCGTCCTGATGTGGCGCAGGCGCAGGAAAGATACGGTGCCGCTATGGGTATTTATAATTATCCTGCACAGCAGAGCGCTCCCGTACAGCTTCTCCCTAACCCCATGAACACAGCGGTTCGTCCGGATGTGGCACAGGCACAGGAAAGATATAACGCCGCTATGGGTATTTATGATTATCCTGTACAGGAAGAAGCCGGTTTCCGTTTCACTGCACCTATCCCCATTCCTTATCCTGCGACAATCGGCCCCGTTGCTAACAGTAACGCTCTTCTCAACACACACGCTCCGGCTGCAAATGGCGGTACTCTGGCAGATTCTATCCTCCGCAATGGGTATGACTACATCCAGAGCGCCGATAACCGCAGTCCTGTACAGATTATATCCCGGTAATGACCTATGTTAGAAGATATTCTTCTGTCCAATGACAAAGCAGAAAGTCCAGCGGTGGATGTTGTCCTTCCGGTAATGGACCGGGTTGAACTCCAGAGCAGGTATCAGCCTATGTCCCCCGAGGATACGGCACGTAACCGTCTTTTGCTAATGGCGGCGCAAAATGCTATTAATCCAGTAACGGCTCCGAAGGAGTACCCTACGGATTACGATAACGAACTTCGGGACCTTATAGATTCAGTAAATGTGGAGTAGCATCCATGGCCTTTGACATTCCCCGCGTATCAGGCACAGTCCAGCCTAACAAATTAATAGACGACACCCAGCTTATCAGTGTTCTGGCCAGACAGATTCTTGCGTCCCGTCTGGCTCAGGCACGTGCCGCCGCTGGCGGGGGCCGGCGCGGAGGGGGACGCGGGAACGGCTCATCCGGTAAAGTTACATACGCTAACGTCCTTGACCCGAAAACAGGGAAGTACGTACAGGTTCCCATTACCGGTAACTCCAAAGATGAACGCAAAGCCAACCTTCAGGCTTTGGAGCATAATCAGACAGTTGACAGCGTGCGCGCTGACCCTGCGCTTGGCAAGCTCGATGCTGTACTGAATGACCCTAAAGCCAGTAACGAGACAAAGCGTGAGACGCTGGCGTCAGTCCGTAAGGAACTCAGTCAGAAATACGGAGGCACTGATGATGCCTCCGCTATTATCGCGCGTGAACTGGCCGGAGCCAACAATCAGGTCAAGACTGAGAAGAAGGCCATTGATGACACCAGCGGTTTCTCCAGTCTTATCGACAGCGCCCGTATCGGAGCGGAGTCCCTGTCTAACTGGATTAGCACGCTTGGCGATGATGACAGAACCCGTGACAGAAAAGACCAAGAGTCGCAACAGCGCATTCAGGCTATCATAGACAGCAACCCTGACCTGAAAGAGACTGACCTTCGCACCAGAGAAGGCCGCGGTCTTACTGACCGTAATGACGATTTCATGGGAACCGCGCGCAACATGGTGAATACCATGGTACAGGACCCCGGTACTGCTTTACAGACAATCGGTACAGCGGCTGGTGTTCTCGGCGCGTCCGCCCTGACAGGAGGTACAGCCGCTGTTCCGCTGGCCGGATTAATCGGAGGTACGCTGGCAGGAGCCGCAGGTAACGCTGTCAGCGGTGATGTCGGTCTTCGCCAGCGTCTTGCCGAGGATGAGACACTCAGTGAAGACCAGCGCATCGCCGCGTATAATGACGCTAAATACAGAGAGGCCGCAATGAACGCTGCTATAGGCGGCGCGTCCGGCCTTATCCCCGCCGCGGCGTCCCGTATCGGGGCTGGTCTTATCCGTTCCGGTGCAGGAAGCGCGGGACGTGAAGCCCGCTCTATGGCGGAAGATATTGTCGATAAGACCCTGACAAGCAGAGCCGCCGCCCGGAAAAGCGCTGAGGTTCCGGCAGAGGCCATAACCAGTGCTGAAAGACAGCAGATGGTTAATCAGGTTATGCGTGAGGAAACGGCGCCATATATCATCCAGAGGGAAGTGCTCAACAGACCTGTGAAGTACGGCGCCGTGCCTGCTGTAGTGGAGGGAGCCGCGTCTAACGCTGTTAATACTCTGGGCAGTAACGCTAACTATAATGCCGCTACCGGGGAAAATAACAGCATTACTAACGGTATTGGTGAGTCTGCTCTATACGGCGGTCTTATGGCTGGTGCCGGCGGTGCTCTTGGTCTGGCGGGACGAAGAATCCTTAACAGGAACAACACCGCGACACCGGAAGCTCCTGCTCCTATGCAGTACAGAGCGGAAGATTTCGCGGCAGAGAAAAAGGCTGAAACTCCTGCTTCCACTGCCGCTCCTGAGGCTCCTGCTACTCCCATCGCTCCGAAGACTCCTGCTTCCACTGCCGCTCCTGAGGCTCCTGCTACTCCCACCGCTCCTGAGGCTCCTGCTACTCCCACCGCTCCTGAGGCTCCTGCTTCCACTGTCACTCCGGAAACGCCCGCTTCTCCTGCTACGCTGGAAACTCCTGCTTCCCCTGCACCTGAAGCGCCTATTGCTCCTGTACAGGAAAACATTGCCGCCCCTGCTCAGGGAACGCCGGCCATGGCTTCTTCTGTACAGGAGCATCCGGTAGCTCCTTCCGCTCCCACGGAAAGAGTCGAGACGCCCCTGTCCAGCCTGATGGCACAGGCTCAGAGGTCTGCGCCTGATACCAGTACGGGGCTTCTCCCCGGTATTACTCCTGACATGGTGCCGGCTGGAACAGGGAAAAGAGCCAGACAACAGAGGACTGCCGCATCCGGGAGAAAGAAGCAGTCCGCCGTCCCGCAGAACAGGGATATGGTTCTCCTTGATTTGATTAATGAGGACAGAGCCAGAAAGGCTCTTCCGCCCATTACCACGAATACTGCACCGGTAAATATCAGCCCCGCCGGAAAGAGAAGACGTAGTGGAAACACGAAGCGCAATCAGACAAACATACAGGGAACGCAATCAGTTACCCCCGATGGAACTGTTGGACAACTCAGAGAAGGAACAGTTAATCCGCCGGATACTAACCTTAATAGCCCAATGGCAGCCAATACCGCAGGAATTATTGAACCCATTACCAATAGAAACCCTGCGGAAATTAGAGCAGATAATCAGGGAAATCAGACGGCAGGGAGCGGCAGGCGGCCCAATGAAAACGCCCCTGCGCCTGAAAATTATGCGGTCAATGCTGGAGAACAGAGGAGTACCGCAGGAAGACCAGAGCCGGCTGACCGAGGACGAGGTACTGAATCAGCAACCGTTGGAAATGCAGAGTCAGGTCAGAGCGCAGGAGGCCTTAGGACAGAAAGAGGCGCAGGCCAGAGAAGCCCTGATATTGGAGAAAAGCCTAAGCCGCTGACAAAAGTCCAGCGGCAGAAGATGCACGACTCCCTACAGGAGTACTTCTCCAATACCGGTACGGAGAAGCTCTCTAACGAACAGGCGGCTGATATGCTCAACTCTCTGTTCCTGAGACAGGACGAAGCGGCTTCATCTGCTGTTAAATCCGCGCCTAATCTTACGTCCCTGATTTACAAACGGGGTCAGTACGCACTTGGCAGGAAAGCCCCCAAGAGCATTGGACAGATGTTCCCAAAAGAAGTCGGTAATATTATCACTGACAGAATGAACCGGTACAAAGAATCAAACGGACAGGACAGCAGTGCGTTATTCACCGCTGATGACGTGGATGAGATTAAATATTTCTCCGATATGCTGAACAGCGACAGAGCGCACAGCAACCTTAGCGCCGATGCTGTCTCTCCGGAGAAGCTCTCCTCTCAGACAGAAAAGGCGAAGAAGGCATTTGATGGGGACAACGACTGTATTTCTTAGGAGCCAGAGACAGCTATGAGTAATTGTTACGGGAGTAAAGACGTAGAAAATGAGATGAAACAGGACGGCGGCGGTTTCACTCAGGGTAGTTTCCATAACGCCGCTGATACGGATACAGCTGAACCCTCTGTTCCTGACGCTGAAGCGGACGCTATCTCGCAGAAGGTTAATACGGCGAACAGTATTAACGAGAATATTGGCTCCGCCCCTGCCGGAGGAAGTGTCCGTCTCACCCAGACAGATGAGAAAGCTATTGGCAGAATGGCCTCAGCTTACATTAAAGAGGTCAGTAAGTATCGTGAGAGTGAAGAGAAGGCCGTAGTCAGCAACTTCAAGAATCTCACGGGACGCATTGCCAAAACAATGAACCTGTACACCAGAATCTCCAGCGGTCTGGCCCGTAAATTCACAGACAAAATGGCCCCCGTGTACATGTTCCTTGCCCGTACCTTTCCTGTACAGGGGCGCTCTGTTATGGAGCACCCCGTTGTAAGCGCTATACAGGACGGGCTCCGTACTGTCTCCGGACTTCGTTCAGGGTATTCTGAACAGCTTGATAATATCCGCAAGCTCACCAGAAAGTACCTCAGGGACAGCGCTATCTCTACCAACAAGGCCCTTGAGCTTATAGGTGACAGGCTCAATCTTTCCCAGATGTCTGTACATACTGACATTATCCTGCGCAACTGGGACAGGCGGATGCAGGAGATTAAGAAAATCGCGGAAGATGAGCATTTCGAGCTACAGAATCCTGATGCCAATAAGCGGCATATTGACCTTAGTGATGAATACGAGAGGTTACTGGTCAACTATGAATGGCTCACGGCCAACCGTGACAGCAAAGGTCCATTCATCTATGATGAGAAGCATCCTACAGCGGGACTGCTTGATAATGACGCCGCTATCCGTGACGGCAAAATTAAAGACCTGCTTGTCCAGCATGGAATAAGCGAACAGCAACAGCAGGAAATCATGAGCAAGATGGCCGGCGTAATCCGGTCTTCCATGACTGACCTGTCAAAGGCCGGACAGGTTTTCCCTGAACAGGTCCGGTACTTTGCTGACTATGATGACTTCGTTCCGTTCGCGTCAAACCGGGACAACATCAGCAGACCAGTAACGGATACCGATGCGTACCTTCCCGGTAACTTCCATCAGGCTCAGGGTATGGTGAACCCGCCTGTCAGCGCATGGTATACCATACAGCATTTTGCCAACAGGGCCGCCGCGCGTGTCGGTATGTCCAAAGCGGCCATGGCCATGTACACCGCACAGCAGGCCATGAACTCCAACCGCAGGATGCTCAGCAGGCTTAAGGCCTATAACGAGGTTGTTAAACAGGGCATTGACCCGTTCAGTAAAGACGCTGATAAAAACATAAAGGCCCGCTTCAGAAACTTTACAGCTGATGATTTGGCTAAAGCCAGAGAGCTTGAGAGAGAAACGAAGCAGGGCGGTAAGGATACCAATGCCTATGCCATGTCGCATAACCCGTTCTACTCTGTAAGGTGGGACAGGCTTATGCGTATGCAGTTCAGCCGGAGTGAAGCTGAACGGAACATGTACTATGCCATTACAAGCTCAGCCGCGCATGGCGGCGGCCTGTCTTTCATCGCTCCCAGAATTAGTTCCAATGGCAAGTACGTCCATGACAAAGACGGCAACGTATCCTACGCCCGTATGTTCATACAGTTCAACGCATCGTACAGTGATGAGAAGAACAACATCACAGGCACCAAGCTAAATGATGCCCTGACCTCTGTACTGCGTAACGATGAACGGCTGAATTACCTTGCCAAAGCTACAGCCCTGATGGGCCATTCCTGTACAAGTCTCAACCTTGGGTTCGCCCCCTGCAACGGCGCGCGTGACCTTATGGAACGCGGCGTTAACATGGCTAACCGTGATTACGTTGACAGCTATGGTCAGCATGTCCCCGGGTATAAAATGCTTGCCAGCTACGTAAGCCAGCTTCCCAAGGCCTTTAACGCAGTGATACATCAGGTCACAGGCAGGCTTGACCCCAACAGTGAGTACGGGAAGTATTTCAAAGAGTTTACTGACGCTGGTCTGCATTATACTTACTCACGTGCTATCGGCAAAGAAAGCACTTCCCTTATCAATAACATAGATAACCTCAACAAGTTCTATGCCGATAAGAAGAATGCCCAGACGGAGAAGACAATAGACCGTATTGCTTCCCGTTTTGGTGAAATGCGTGAGATTGTTTCCAAATGGATATACGCATGGAACGATGTCTGGAACCTTACTCCGTCACTGGCACAGTACGTGGCCATGCGCAAACGCGGTATTGAGCCATCCCAGACAGCCAACGCTGTATCAGAAGTTATGGACCAGAGCCAGACGGGCCAGTACACGAACGCTCTGCGTATGTTCTTCCCCTTTACCAACCCTACACTTCAGGGCGCGCGTGCCATGCTCCGTACCGTGGGGCTCGCTCCGGGCGCGGACGGTGGTTTCCATATGTCATACAGGGGCATGGCTACGTTTGTAGGCCTTACCGCTGTGGGCAACATGCTGTACAGCTTTGCCCGTGAGTCTTTGGGACAGGATGAGGATACAGGCGCGTATCGTATTGACTCTCTGCCTATCAGTGACCTGTGCCGGTATATCCCCATACCGACCAATGGCAAGGGCGACTATTTCAAAATGCCAATTGGCTTCGGTATCGCTCAGCTTGCGTCCAGTATGGCAATAGCTATGGACAGAATGGAGCGCGGTATTGCATCCGCTGAGGATGTCATGCCTGAATTTATGGCCGCTATTGCCAAACAGATGTCCCCCGCTGACACCCCCAGCTATAACTTCTCCATGTCCCCCGCTACGTGGCTTATGCAGGTTCTCTCCCCCGCACTGCTCCGTCCTATAGAAGATGTCGCTGTTAACCGTAACTATAAGGGACGGCCTATTACTTATTACAGCGCCAGTGAAGGTGCTTATACTTCAGCGGCGGACTCCGGATGGGCAACTACTGCTCCAGTATATAAGAATCTCGCTAAGGAGATTCTCCAGACTACCGGTATTGATTTTGCTCCGGAACAGCTCAAAGCCCTGCTTCGCGGATACGCCACAGGCTTCCTGAGATTCATCCCCTCGTACATCGATGCTGAGAAGAACCCTGCCAACAATCCTGAAAAGGGTATGTACAACAAGCTCGGCCCTGTGGCCTTTGGGCTTGGCGGTACTATGTACAGAGGTGAGATTACTGACGTAGGCCGCAGTCTGTACGATAGATACAAGGCAGAGATTATGTCCCGTGTCAGACAGGAAGGCGTTGTCCTCAAGACAGGCGACAGAAAGATTATAGCCAAGCCAGAGAAATACAGGGCGTGGCGTGTCAGTCAGCTTCGCAATGCCGGATGGGATGACCCTGATATTATAAAGGTTCTGACTATTCTGGATACTGACAGCGAAATCAAAAAGGCACAGCAGGGAACCAAGGAAAAGATTGCCCGTCTGATTGACCTTGACGATGACGAAGGCTTGAAAGAGCTGTTCCGTATCCGGTATGAAAATCAGAACAACGCGTATAATAGGGCAGTTGCAGTACTGTCACAGGAATAAACCATGATTGTTTATCTTACTCAGGGAGTATCCCGTATAGCGTTCCGGATAAAAACATACGACCAGTCCCAGCTTGTGGACTGGCACGGGCTTCAGCTTCTCATCATAGCAGGTGAAGCAGGACAGCCCTGTGACTGCGGCGTGGGAGGTTCACCATGGTTCTTCTATGGATGCTGGCCCGGAGTCCGTACAGGAGAAGACGTAGCCAACACCAGACCGGCTGACGTTCCTGTAATGTGCTTCCCTGCGTTCAATACTGACAACGAAGGACGTGTGATATTCCGCATCGGTGACAAGCTCAGTACCATACCCCCCGGACGATATACAGGAATTATCCGGCTCGTACCCAAAATGAAACCTCTTAATATGGTTCCATTGTACTCACTCGGTAAATCCCCAGAACCGGAGAAAGCCATACTGCCCCCTGAATTTGCGTTCGGGGAAATGAGCTGTTCTGATACACCGGCACCCAGACCGGAACCCAGAAAACCGGAACCTGCCTGCTGTACGCTGGCAGTATTTGATATAGACCTCGGCCCTGAGTGCTCTGACCATTTCATTGACCAGACCGCTGTCACGCTGATGCTTAATAACTGCACCATGGAGATTCAATAATGGCCATCCATAGTAAAGATATAGAAGGATGCGGCATCTGTACCGAAGGATGCTCCACCCCGTTTGTCATCCCCACTGGAGCCGAGCCCGGTCAGGTTCTCACCTATGACCCTGACAGTATCTTCCAGCTCAAATGGAGTGACGCCATCAAAGGCCCGAAAGGAGATAAGGGAGATACAGGCAAAGAAGGTGCCAAAGGGGATAAGGGTGAGAAAGGGGAACAGGGTGTACAGGGACTGCGTGGAGAGCGTGGAGAGCGTGGCCCTGAAGGAGCCAGAGGCCCGCAGGGAGAGAAGGGAGAGAAGGGAGACAGGGGCCCTGAAGGAGCCAGAGGCCCGAAAGGGGAGAAAGGAGATACAGGCCCGCAGGGACCGCGGGGGCCGATAGGAGAGACAGGGCTTATGGGCCCGCAGGGAATCCCCGGAGAAAGGGGAAAGCAGGGCCCGGCAGGGCCGCAGGGGCTTCCGGGAAAAGACGCTGATACGTCCGCACTGGAAGCACGGATACAGGAACTTGAAGCCCGTGTCACTGCGTTGGAGAATAAGTAATGAGTATGACGTCAGAATTTTTCACAGCATTTCTCACCGCCCCGCTTGAGGAAAGTGGGAAATATATCACGCTCACAAAAGAAGCCGCCTCTGACCTTGCCTCTATACTGAAAGACAGCGGCTCATATATCTATCTGACATTGCGGGATGACGCGAATATAGAGACAGTAAAAGCTCATCTGGAACAGGGCGTCCTTATAGTTGACAGAGGCCTGTCCGGTACTGAAGCGGTAAAACATCCTATCGGTACATGTGTTTCCTCTGTCTCGCCTACAGTCATAGCGGTGATTAAAGACCTGATATGCAACTATGACTGTTGCGAAAGCGGCGACTGCCCCAAGACTCCCGCTGAATTTCTGTCCGTTTATACGCCGTCTGGCTCTACAGGTACCGCTTATCGTGGTACCATAGATTTCACAGGCACTGACCCTGTACAGGTCACTGTATCAGGCGCGCCAGACTGGCTCACTGTTACCCGAACCGGAAGCAGTCTTATACTTAGCGGTACTCCGGCGTCCTCTGGAGATGTCACGTTCAGTATTGCCCTGACCAATCTGAACGGGACAAAGACCGCGGTTAAGACAATCGCTTTCAGCATCGGGTAAGCCGCCCCGCCCAGCGGCTTTATAATAGTCCCCCGTACTGGTTCCGGCTCCTCCAGTACGGGGGATTTTTAGGAGACTGATATGAACATAAGACTTGCTGGTCTCATTCCCGACAGCATAACTGACGGCCCCGGTATCCGCTATGTCATATTCGTTCAGGGGTGCCGGCACAACTGCCCCGGCTGTCATAACCCCAAAACCCATGACTACGCAGGCGGGTTTGATATGCCGTTAAAAGAGCTGTACGAGAGAATAGCGCACGCCTACCTTATAAGCGGGGTCACTTTCTCAGGCGGCGAACCATTCGATAAGGCTCTCCCTCTTACTCTTCTGGCCCGTGCCATTCACCAGAAACTGCATCTGCCGATTATATGCTATACAGGCTACACACTGGAAGAACTTGTACAGAAAGCCCGTACCCGTACAGATATAAGGGGTCTGCTTACCAGTATAGATACACTGATAGACGGGCCGTTCATTCAGGAGAGGAAGAGCCTTGACCTTGAGTGGCGTGGGTCATCCAATCAGAGGATAATTTCAGCCGCGGAGATTAAGACTTCCCTGAAGGCGTGATGTAATCCAGCCGGTCAAGGTCATCCTTGTCAAGACGCCACACTCTTATGCGGGCTGACGGGATGGTAGATACACCCTTGCCGAGATTAATCCGCTCTTCCTTTATATGGAAGCCGTCAACGCGCAGGGCTTCAAGCACGGTGCCGGGAGATGCGTTATTCTTCTGGCACCATTCTTTTACAGCCTTGCTGGATATGTACAGCACCCTGTTACGAATCTCATAGCGTGACAGGATAACCCCGTTACTAGGCCTGTACTTCACGTACTTGTCAGGCATGACAAGATTGCCGGGGTCTGGCTCATTAGGAAGCCTGTTAGCACCGGAGACAACCAGCGTACTGCGGCTCATATCCTGTATCACATCACCGAAAGCAACAGCCCACTTTGTCTCAGCTTTGCATGTAGCCTTGCGGTTGTACGGGACAAAATCTTTGAGAACCCACTTCTCAAGAGCGTCCATATCGTAGTCGAGAAGGCCGAACTCTACGGCCCAACGTCCGGCTTTCAGGGCTATGGCAAGAGCGTTCGACATGAAACGCTCCTCCTGATAGAAGCCGTTGCGGCGTCCCCAGTCTTCAACATAGTTACGCAGGGATACCAGCCGTTCAGGGTACTGGAAGAGCTTGATTAGGAACTCCGGCCCGGCGATACCGTAGTTCTCATCATACAGCTTGGCGCATTTCTGGATGAACTCACGAATCTTGGGGTTGTCATATCTGGAGAAGTTGCACCGGTACTCCATGATACGCTGAAGTGTGGCGCTCGTATCAGTATGGTAACGGGCAAGGCATTCCTTTACTGATTTATTAGCAGTCAGGAACGTGCATGTGGCCCACCGTCCTGTACGGATAAACTCAGCGCCCGATGCACGGAGTTTGTTCTTCTCCTTGCCGGAAGAAATAACAAAGGCCAGATTGGAGAGGTCTTCGTCAGTAAGGTCAGTAACCTCATCCATACAGGCAGGCAGGTTGTTCAGCACGGACATACGTCTGCACCGTGCGGTAATGGATTCATCCTTAGAGAAGAACATCTCTTTCGGATTGCCCCATACAGAAGCGCACGACTTCAAAAGCTGAGACTTGCCACAACCTGTTTCGCTTGACCATATGGACAGCATGCAGTTGTTGGCATCACCGCCGCCTATCTCCATGAGAGGAGCGGCGAAGGAAAAACACATGGCTAACTGACCCAGTTTCTGGTCCAGTGCCCTGTACATTTTCGGGACGAAAGACCACTTCTCCACAGTACCGGCATGGCCGCACATCTGCGGTATGGAGGTACGCGCGATACCACCAAAGGCCACAGGGTGAAGTCCTGTAGACATCACGGCACCAGCGCCAGTCACAAACCCTTTATGCTTCTCTTTGGATACAGGGTCAGTAATATCCTGCCATCCCAGATGGTCATACGATATACGTTCCTTCGGGTCAGTTTCCACTTTGGATAGATAGGCATTTATCAGCATATTCATAACCCGTGTGTCACAACGCGGGGTAAGCGGAGCTATACCGGCGTTGAGAAACCATTTATTAACATTCTGTCCGCTGTCCTTGTCGCAGTCAAAATGGACAGTCTCGCACCATCCTGAAGGGCGTTCCACCCTGAAGACGTGCATACGATGCGGACGCTCGGCGTCATCTATATAGACTTCGCTTCGTATGTAATAGAGGCGGCTCTGGAATATCCGCACGTCTTCAACGACCTTCTCTTTCGGGTCAAACGGATACCAGTGAATCCCGTCATCCAGTACAGAGAAATGGGAGTGGTCATCAGCGTCATTAAGAGCTGTGTAACCGCAGTCCTTATCCCAGTCCGGAATAGTGATATGACTGTCATTCTGCGGGGGGACAACAGGCTTTGATATTTCCGCCTGCCTTGAATGCAGGATACGGTGTAAAGACGCCGGAGAGTTTAGAACAGCGGCGTACTTACAGCCTTTGCAACCCTCAGGATTGTTCACCCTGAATACGTCACAGCGGGCCGGTCTGTCAGGATAAGCCTCATAAAAGCGCTTCTCGGTATCTGCCTCATTATACTTCTCGGGGCATGCACTGGACAGAACCTTAGCCACGGCAAGACCATTCTTACAGCGGCGAAGCACAGACATAGCGGCGAACCAGTTGGGGTATGACTGCTTCCCCATGGTCATTATCTGATTGCAGTTCCGCGCAATCTCTACGCCGTCGTACACAGGCTCTTCAGGCCCCATCCCAAAGAAATCCTGCGGGGAAGCGGGAGCCTGTACGGGATGGCGCTGTACCGGGGCGGGAACAGATATGTTTCCAAACGCTTCAGGGTCATACTTCCTGTCCGTAGCAAGCAGGATTGATACGGTGATTCCTGTCTTCTGATGTACCGTACCGGGGAGACGAAGCACACTCGCTATATCTCTTGCCCTTGCCCTGTCAACATCCATGTTGTGTTTGGTGCAGAGGTTGAGAAAATTATTGGCAAGCTGTTTCCACTCGGCTGCATTCACAACTCTGTTAAGGAGCCAGTAAACATGCAGCCCCTTGCCGGATGAAACAATGATACTCGGCTTAAGCCCGGTAGCTTTACCAAAATCAACCAGAGTCTTAAGGGCTTCTTCCCTTGTCTGATAGCGGCAGTCCGCCTTCTTTATATCAAGGTCAGCCCACAGACATTGGGCCCCAACAGCATTCGCCGCTTTCCGCCCCGGTACATAGATGTCGAACGAGGCCATAGCCATATAGGTATCGAAACCTTTGGCACTGAACTCGTTACACTTATCTATGATAAAGTCAGTACTGTCGGCCCGTAAGGAACGAAGCTCGTTTCCCTTCAGAGCAAGAATATAATACGTCTGTTCCGGCCCGAATATCCCGCTCTTTATTGGGGGAAGTATCGCCGAGAGAAATTCTGTACTGTTCATAAACACCCCTTTTGCCAGTTGGAGATACTGGCCTGCCTGATGAGAGTCCCGCCCCGAGAAGTCTCCAGCGCATTAGTCCGGGAAGAGGTGCACCCATGACCATGCTCATCTCGGGGCGGGACTCTTAGCAGGCAAACCTTTGTGTGTAAGAAACCTATCAGGCTCACACGTAAAAAGCAAGAGTGTTATGGGATTTCCCGGCCAGTCCGGAGCAATCGGACTGGCCGGCATATATCAGTTAGAAGCTCAGCTCGTCAAGGAGCGCCTGCACATTGTTCGCAACAGGCCCTTCATCAGGAGCCGGAGCGGCCTTTGCCGTATTGTGAGAGGCAGTTTCAGTCTTGCCCTGACTCATAGCCGCCTCAGCCTGATCCAGCAGGCTACGCATGGCCGCGTCCTTGACAGGCTCGGCATGGGGAACCTCGGCCTTCACTTCCTTCTGTACAGGAGCGGGCTTGGGTTCCTGCACCGGAGCGGCGGGCTTGGGAGCGGCGGGCTTGGGAGCGGGCTTGTGTTCCTGTACCGGAACGGCGTTCTCATTATCGTCACCGTAAGTGAGCTTCTCCCTGACAGTCAGGAGCTCACGGGTTCCTTCAGAACAGGCCGTCTCATAGACCTGCGACATAATATCAGGATTAAGGAATGCCAGATGATTGTTCCTGTCGAAGTAAGGACGGAACATGACCACACCCGACACAGAGACAGTCGGGTCAAGGACAATCTGCGTCAGGAACATGCTAGGCGTAACCTGAATATTACCGACAGAGTACTGCTGGCACAGGTCACGAAGCCCAGACCACTTGAACATGTTCTGCTGAGGGAGCCCGTTCCCGTACAGGGACATGGCCGTCACATCCAGAATATAAGGATGGTCACAGTCCAGAACATTGGTTCCGTTGAAATTGCGGAGAAGCACAAACGCAAGCCTCTTGCGAATCTGGAAACCCCAGCGGAGTTTGCCGCCGCGCATAACCTTGTGCCTGTATTCTTCAGGCAGGGCATCGGGGAAGACAGTACAGGCAGAGTCAATTTCCCAGATAAGGTCAGGCGCTTCAGGTTCCTGACCGGGGGCATAATCACGTTCATACCAGACAGCATAGTTGCTCTTTGCCGCTCCGACAAAGACACCAGCAAGTTCGTTTGCCGGAATAGCAGTCGAAGAACCGCCGTCAAGCAGTTCAAAATCCGTCTTGCGAATCCTAATCCTACGCTGTCCGGCTCCGCCCATACCGGCGAAAGCATCTTCATATGATGCCGCAAAAGTCTTGGTAATTTCTTCAGGAAGCTGAGAAAGACTGGAAGAACTGACAAACATGGAATCCATGGAAACGGGAAGATTAGCCATTATAAACTCCTTAACTAGGCCTTGGTTACAGAGAGAACATCCTTATCCACATAAGCGATACCAGCCCCGGCGCATGCGGTATTGTACCCTTCGTCCTCGGGGGAAAGGTTCAGCGCATCGTGCATGTACGCCTCAATATTCTCCTTGCTCGGACGGCGCTGGAACATCAGTCCATCAGAAATATTCCGGCCTGACTTCAGCGCCAGAATCATCTGCTTGAACATGGTCATGGATAATGCCTCAATATCTGTTATTTCATAGTGGTGAGTAGTCCGTGTAGTCAACCGTGCTACTCCGGGGATGTTGCAGGACTTCAGACCATCAGCACTCATAAGCGCCATAATCTGGTCCGTCAGTTCCTTCTCTTCCCCATTCCTGATTTCATCTGCCTGACTTTCAAGCTCAAGCCTTCTGGCTCTTACCTGTACGAGACGCGCGGCAAGTTCATTCAAACCTGACATAATATAACCCTCCACAGAAATTCAGTTACTTAAAGTTTAAACAGAAATACTCCACAGCCCAAGCGATAAAGTCCTCCTTTTTGTAGCAGACCTTCCTTCCTACCTTTACTATAGGGGGGCCCATTTTCTTGAAGTCAAGATTAGTCATAGTCCTGTAGCTGATAATCCCATTAGTCAGCTCCTTAATACTGGCACGGGGGAAAAGAGGCGGTAGGTTTTTCTCGAGAAATTCCTTCAGCTCTTTTCCTGAGTCTTTAGCTGTTGTGCTCATTCTTCAACTCCTCAAATAGTGTAGATACTGTTTGCCCTAGTTCTTTGCCTTCGTCAAGACTTTTGAAAGATTTTTCTTCTTCCGGGGAAGATAAAATCCGGATGACTGAAATCTTCGGCGCCTTCTGTTTGGCAGAGCTCAGGCGTTCAAGGGCCTGTGCATAAATGAACCCGCCCAGCATCGGCGGCCCGTTGAAAATCATAGTGTCAGCGGCGGAAAGTTCCACGCCGAAAGCCGTTGTCGTAGGGTGACATATCAGTATTCTAGGGTCAGGTGCGTACTGGAAGTTGTGCAGAAGCTCGGCCCTGCTCTTCGCCGACACACCGCCGTCTATGATACCCACGGAGAACCCGGCATTCTTCAGCTCTTCCGCTAACAGGTGATTTGAAAATACAAAGACCCCAAATATAACGACCTTATGGCTTGTCTCATTGATGCAGTCTATTATTGTGTCAGTACGCTGTTTGTGCTGTAACGGTACAGGCATGCCGTCTATCGTCACGAATCCCTGTGCCATCTGCATCATCTTCTGGAAAAGCACGCCGCCGTTCGCCGCGGTAATTGTAGCGCCGCTGTCCAGTATAGCCACAGCCTCGGCCTTCAGGTCATCATGAACTTTCTTCTGCTCGGCGCTCATGGAGCATCGGCGGGTCTGAGTGACAACAGGCGGCAGGTCAATAACGCTGGACTTCGCGAACCGTATCGCCGGTTGCAGTGTCTCATATATACGGGACGCGGCGTTAGGGGACGGCTTCCGCATGAAAGGTTCAGGCCCATACTGATATGTCACAAGGTCAAGCCAGCCAGTTTTAGTACGACATGGCAGCCTGCTCCGGTTAATCATCCGTGCCATGCCGTATACAGCCTCGGGATTGTCAGCGGGGGAACCTGTAACTCCTACCGCATACCGGAGGTTCAGCTTGTTGACAATATTGTCCAGAGCTTTGAAACGCTGACTTGATGAATTGCCTACATGGGTCAGCTCGTCAATGACAATACCGCCGATACGCTTCTCCAGTACTGCCTTTGTAAAGGCCTTCCCTGAAATCCTGATACTGTCATAGTTGGTGATATAGAAATCAGCCGGAGTTTCCAAAGCATGTTCTCTTCCTTTGCCATGCACTCGGACAATCCGCGCGCCCGGAAGAGTCTGCTCGATACTGTCTATCCACACACTGTCTATTGTTGTTACAGTAGTGACAATGAGAAACCCGCCTGTTACCTCAGCGTGCCTCTGGAGATAATCCATAGCCAGAATCAGACTTCCGGTCTTCCCTGTACGGGGGTCTGACAGAACATAGCACCTCGGGTGAAGAGTGATGAATGAAGCGGTCTTCAGCTGGTGCTTCATCGGGTTGTACCGGCCCTCGATGAGCGGGTGTCTGTCAGACATGAAAGGCGTAATGTCAGTAACATCAGCACCAAGATTAGCGGCTATCATACAGCCGTCACCGGTATGGGGTACGGCGAAAAGGGTTTTGTCAGTATAATCTTTGTAAACGATACCCGGTACTGACTTGCCGGTCTTTATTATCTTCGGGTCACTGACTCCCAGATATATCCAGTTGTCATCACTAAGAACTGTTACATCAGACGTCTCCATGCTCCACCTCTTTCAGCGTAAGGATATTCGTGTACCTTTCTTTGGTATCTACGGCCTCCAATGCCTTAGCAACATCTTCGATGTTGGTTTCATTCACTATCAGTGCACAGCCTCCCGCCTTGTAGATGTTTCTAAGCTCAAGCATTTGCAATGCGGTAGCTTTATTCCGTCCGGCCTTCGTCTCGATACCGACCAGAACTCCACGATAGCAGCAGAGAAAATCAGGAACGCCATTGCGTGAACCAATACCTGTTCCTATAGGCATATACCACCATGCTCCCGACTCCTGCAAGATTTTTTTGACCCTAGCCTTTACCTTTCCTTCCGGCGTTAGCGCCATGAGCTTTCCTCCTACAGTCCGCACTCCGTCTTGCCATTGAAATCACAGAAGCGGCAGAACTTGTTCCGGACAGGGAAGAAACAGTTGTCATGTATAGCCGTCTTCATATCACGCATGGTATCAACCACATCCTGTACAGGAAGAAGCCCACGGGACATGTCAACAACACCCTCGACACGTTCACCAATATCAACATACTCATATGAGTACCTGATGACATTCTTCCCGTAGATGAGATGCACAAGCAGGGCTTCAACACGAAGCTGGAAGTCTTCTGTATCCCATTTCTTCCCCGTCTTAATGTCAATAAGCCACGGGTCTCCCTCGTCAGGAATGATGAGCGTGTCTGCCTTTGCCCTGAGAAGGGCATGGGCATCCCACCAGTCAGTGGATGGCTTGAACTTGTCCGTGACGACAAGCTCTTTCTCTATGAAGAGCTCGCCCTTTATGCCTCTTACTGTGTCAATAAGACCAGATACATAGGCGGTATCAAGTTTGTCATCCCAGTGCGCCACAGCCTGATGACCTTTACGGAAGGCCTTTTCAATATCCCCATGAACCATTGTACCGCGGGACTTCTGAGTACTTGCCTTCCACTTGATTTCTTTCGTGATGGATTGCGCCTGAAACCTGCGGGGGCAGGTACGGAACGACATCATATTACTTGGGGAAAAAACAAACATCTTGCCTCCTAAGCTATGCAGTAATCCTTCCCTATCTCAGCTTCACATGCGACAGGGAAATCCCCCAGCCAATCCGGTACACTGGACATACAGGACTCCATTACGGACTTCGTATGCTCTGCCTCATCTTCCGGGCAAATGGCAAGGAATGAGTCGTGGATATTGGCGATAAGCCGTATCCCCTGTTCTGTCATACGACAAGCCTGCCATTGTAGCAAGGCAAAAGCAAGATACTGGCACAGATTTTCCGCAAGCGCCCCGCCGTATATTTTCGTTTTCAGTTCCGACTTCCCCTTCACTCTGGTATAGTAATACTCCTCCCTGTTGTTCTTCTCAGACACCTCACAGGAAAGTTTGAAATACCTCAGAGTGTACTTATTCGGTCCAATGATAGTAGGTACATCGTCCCTCCCGCATATAGGGGCTACGCTGTACTGGAAGATATTATCATTGGGGCCGCCGAACTCTCCGGAATACCCAAGATACATCGCTTTAATGACCGTCTGACACGTATCCCAGAAAGTCACGATGTTCGGATTACTGGCACGGTAAACATTGTGAGCATGGTGGGCCATCTCATAATGCTGGTCAATATCACTGCTCAGGCGCACACCCTGACGGAGCAAAGTATCCGCATACTTCCTCCAGCTAACACCGTAGCCACAGTTATGAACTACAAGTGCGCCATGTTTGGTTCGTATGGTAAACCTATGATTCGGCCCCGCATTCAAGAGATCGTATACGAGCTCTGAGTTTTTCAACCTCGGCTCCACACTTGGAGCATTCACACAAGTATTGCCCCCGTCCCCTATCATCGAACGCCATATCTCTAATGATTCGCCCCCTGTACAGAGTGCCCGGCTCAAGTATGAGCGTGTCTGAACGCACCTTCTTGCCTGCTCCCATGAAGAACCACTTAAGACCATATGGTCTGGGGTCATCCTTACTCCATCCACATCTATTGTGTTCTTCTCGCCATTGCATACAAGGCCTTGGTGAGCTACCCATTGTACACCGTCCCACAATTTATCGTCTTTGGACACCGTAACTATAGACTTCCACCCATTATTTGTTAATACCTCAGTATCACCTGCAAGGCAGGAAAGAATACCGGTTTTGCCAACGTTCCTGTACGCTTTCAGTTTCTTGTCTCCGGACTTCGCGCCCTTATGAATCTTCTCACTCGGAATCTGGAAAATCTTTTCAGCAAGGTCAGCGTAAGGGTCAGCCCCTCTCCTGAACGCGTCAACCAGCTCGGTCTCGTTAGCGACATAAGCAAGAATGCGCGCTTCAATCTGACTTGAGTCGCAGGCCACAAGGGCCATACCTTCTGGTGCCTGTACTGCTTTCCTCAAAGTAAGCTGACTCGGGTCACGCTTGCTCAGGTTCTGAAGATTGAGCCTGTCACTGCTCCCCTCAGAGTTGCCAGCCGTATACCGTGACGTGTGAGCCTTGAACGCGTTGAGCATAACGGGCATCGGCCTGCCGCTCTTAGCCAGCGCATGGAACGTCTCAGCCCTTGACCTCTGGATACTGGAGTTGTTCTCCAGTCTCGTCCGGACAAGAAGAGCCACGCGCTCATCAGCGTCAGAAGCCATGGCCACGAAATCCAAATCAGACTTAGCCAGAGCCGGAGTATAAACTGCGTAATCCTCTTCGCTAAGATTAGTCTTCCCCTCAGCTTCCAGCTTTTTACGCTTCGTCTCTGACTTCGCCACGCTGTATTTCATAGGCGGCTTGCGTCCAAGAAGCTCAAGCATCTTGACGAAAGAGGCAGAAGAACGAATCGCTTTCAGGAAGTCCTCATCCGATTTGAACATAAACATTTTGTTAATGTCATTACGCGCCTTAGTGACCTTATCCGAAAGCTCATTCAGGTACGCAGTAAGCATGTCATCATCAAGCCTGAGTACAGGATTGCATGCCATCTTGGCAGTTATGGAACTGAAAAGCAGAGCATCAGCAGTCATGAAAGGAAGCATGGCTTTAAAGCTCAGGAAACACTGCTCCGTATCATTGCGGCAGTACTGGATGAATGCTGTACGTTCGTCAGGCGTGAAATCTTCCGGCCACTTCCGGCCATCTGAAATCACTGTACCTTCCACCTTCTCGCCACACTGGAAAAATTTCGCCATGGATTTAAGTGACTCATTCTGGATTCGTGATACCCCTGTCCACCGTTCCATGCACATGGTATCTATAGCAATCCTCGGAACCACATGGTAAATCTCCGAGAGAATAAGGAAGTCAAACCCATTCCCATTGTGAGCAACAGTCACCACGTCCGGGGCATCGAGCTTAAGAGCGGCAAGCACGGCGGGAATATTATCGTGTTCCGCTACCCGTACCCTATCATATGTCATCGTACTGGCATCCGTTACAATGTAGCTCATGAGCTGAGCGGAAAACCTGCTGTCTCTGATATACTCAATGGGACCCATCTTGGTAAGAGTGTAGCCGTCTTTTGTCGAGAAAAAACTTTCGAAATCGAGTGCAACTAGTCTCATGTTTAATGCACCTTGGTTAAACCATTCCATACATTATAAATTGTTTGCTGACACTTATTAAACTGTTTTGCCAATTCCTTGGCTGGAACATCACGATGCTGTAGTATGTAAAGTATTTGCTCATTGCTTAACCACCGACCAGTCTTTCTAGAATTGTCAAAAAATTTTTCAAAACCACGCATACAATTTTCATACATGGTAATCCATCGACAGTTACTTGGCTCATAGTTGCCATCGCTGTCTATACGGTCAATGGTCAAGTCGTTGCTGTATCCAGTAGTCTCAGCCCATGCTTTGAAGCTGGCAAACTTCGTCCATTCGGCACAGACTTCAACTCCTTTGCCGCCGTAATTTTTCCAGCAGGCAATGTTCGGATTGTTGCAGCGGGCAAGCATGTCTGCCCATATCTGGAACAGACGCTGCTTCGCATTCTTCTCACAGCCACATGATGTAACTCTGCCAGTAGTAAGAAACGTACCTATTACAATGCGCTCCTTTCCGCAGTCGCAGCGGCACAGCCACCGCACCTTTCCCGAATTATTCTTAGGCGCTTCGGCAACCACAGTCAGCTTGCCGAAGCGCCTGCCCATAAGGTTCATCTTTGCTGGCATAGCGCCCTCCTTGAATAGACGCTATACCAATTTGGATAATGAGTCAACTAGAACGGAATCTCGTTCATGGCCTGCTCCGGCGTCTCTACGACGGGAGCCTGCGCTTCCTGCGCCGCCTGCTCGACCATGGCCACGGGGTCCTGCGCCTTCTTGGCACGGGGACGTCCGCGTCTCCGCTTCTCCTGCATATGCACAAGCGCAGCCTCAAGACTGTTCAGCCGGCTAACATGGTCATCCGTATCCACAAACAGTTCCTGTACCTGTTTGATGAGTTCCTGTACGTTTTCCCCCAGCTTATTAATACGCTCTTCAAGAGACGTATTTTCCTTCTTCAGATTGTTCAGCCCGTCAATCAGACGGGGGAGAACAATCTTCATCATCTGTTCCTGAAATGTTGCCATAATTACACCCCCTTAAAAATAGCCTGAAGACAAATCGGCGTACTGCTGCGCACTGTCTCACAGAACTGCCACCATTCAGGCAGACGGTGATGTTTCCTCTGCCTGTAGATGTTCTTCAGAACAGCGTAGTTTGCCGTCCACATCCGTCGCTGAAGCCAGCCTGATGGAAGAATATTTTTAAGCATCATGAAATCCACATCACTATGAGAAACCCTGTATCTGTTGAGTACAACGTTCAACTCATTAAGGATTCCATCCGGAATATTACGCTCAAACATATCCTGAGTAATCTTGGGTACAGAGCCAAGGCTGTGCATGGTACTCTCACTCTGCGCCGTTGTGCCAACCTTGTACGTATCCATCTCGGACCACCAGTACAGGGGAGCCTGTATGTTATAGCACACGGGAATCTGACGGAGGAACTTATCCTCACCGTTGCCAATACCCGCAAGCCTTTTCATTACAGTCTCTAATCTTTCGTCCAGTTCCCCGGGAATATCGTCTATATTTTTCCCGGACGTCAGCCCATATGACAAACCCAGTCCGTATTGTGCGTAGCGCATCCAGTACTGACCATAATCAATAACATCAATCTGCACTTTTCTTCTCCTTTCCCAGCCGGTAGCTTGCTGACGCAATGTCATACCCTACGAACATCCGCTTGGGAAGCCAGCGTCCGCATTCATACCGTGCCATACAGCGCATGAGCTCCGGAAGCCTCTCCAGTACATGGAAAGGCTCATTTACCCCGAGCTTCATCTGATGTGACAGGAAGACAGTATAGTCTTTCTGGTCTGATGTCGAGAATCTTTTTACTATTTTTGTCAGTGTGTCTTTGTCATGCCTGAGATAGTATGCCGTTAATATGTGGGCGGCGGCACGTATGCCGTACTCAGGTGAAGAGAAAATGACAAACCCTCTTCTGTCCACACCAACCTGCCCTTTCCATTTCTGTCCGCCCGGCAGAGCTTTGACGTTCAGGAAGTTGATGTTCTTATCAGCCAGCTTGTTGTCAGGTTTGAGCCCGTCATGCTTAGCGATATAAACAGGGACTTCCTTAATCTCAGTATGGATGCGCTCCACGACAACGGGCTTTCCCGCTTCCGCAACAGATGAGTCCTGTACCAATGTGGCTATGATACAGATTGTCAGGACGAAAGCCAGAAGCCCAAGTTCGCAGGCCACCTCCAGTTTGGTAAGCGGCATCTTAAGGTCTGCGATAAACTCTTTAATTATTCTCATCATCGAACTCCTCCCACTCACCGTTGTCATTCTTACGGACTTCGACAAGCAGACCGAACGGGTCAAACTCATCCGACCCCCACTCTTCATTTGACATACTGCGCCAGTCTCTGACCCAGTTTTCCTCCGTGTCGATGGAACCCGTGGCCGTGTTCATAAGATACTTTTTCATATCGTTTGCCTCCTTTTGTTTCGCTTATTTCATATCCCGTTAGGTGTCAACACCTAACGGGATATTTGTTCACTTCAGATACGCAGAGCTTCCCCAAGCATACCAAGCAGAGCCGCCGGAATCGCACTGTTCTGACGAACTTCTCTGAAATGCTTCATGCCCATGACGTCACCGATATAACTACCGCCGTCTCCAATGCCGAGGCCATACACCTCAACGGCATTCTGCTCCGCCCTGTCCAGAGCAGAAGACAGAATAGGCAGGTCATCAGCCATACCGTCAGTCAGTATGATAACAACATGACGGCGTGCCTTCTCCGTGAAGCAGTCCAGTACACGCATCAGCGCACTGCCGAGGAATGTGCCGCCGTTCGCCTCCATCTTTGTCAGCCGTACCGGAGGCACCGGAGTATGCATATCCTTTACTGACTCCATAATCGAGTTGAAAGACATGACACCCACAGCACAGCCACGGATATTCTGCGTGGCCTTCACGATAGCATACACGGTCTGGTTAACCGTAGAGATACTGTCCCCGTACATTGACCCGGATGTATCCACAAGACACATAATTTCCACATCCGGAGTCCGTCCCGGTATATCATGACGGAAAATACGGGCGTCACCGACAGCGGGACGATACAGCCTATGGTTATCAAGCCTTGTTCCTACTGACCCAGTACCACGTTTGACAAGAGAACGGGTCTGAAGAACGGACGACATCCTGCTGGCAAGCTGGACAGCCATTCTGTCACCGAGAATAATATCTTCCTGTGACAGCGGATTACAACCAGCAGCCTTTCTTATAGTCATACTACGACATCCCGTATACTTTTCGATGTCGTCCCTAGGCGCAAGCTTCTCAGCGATAGCCTTACCAATATCAAGCTTGCACCGTATGTCCTCCACTCCAGAACTATAATAGCCATGACCAGCGTTAATACTCTTGGCCATGTCCTTTTTCATTATCTCCCACAATTCTCCGGGGGTTATATTGTCATTGCTGATATGCGATTTTGCTATCTTGTTAATGGCCTTATCAAGCTTCTTCTTCAGCGAGGCGGCTAGCCTCTGCTCTGCCTTAGTGAGTGGTTTCTGACTACCCTGACCCTGACCAGACTGACTGTCCTGACCCTGACCAGACTGACTGTCCTGACCCTGACTATCCTGCTGACTCTGCTTCTCGCCATACTCCTGCTTATAGGCAGAAATAATAAGAGCCTCCATTTCCTCAGCAAGGGACAGGCACTCATCTGAGTTTTTCGTCACAGCCGAACGGGCTATAAGCTTATCAAGTTCAGGAAGAATACTAGGCCACGGGAACGCGTCCCGCAGAACCGCCGCCTCCGGTCTGAGTTCCTGTACGGGAATACTCCTGCACCCATACAGGATATAACTCAGTGCCTGTTCAAGCACAGGCTCACTGGTAGTGGGCTCTATCTTCCCACGGAACAGTATGATAGCAATACGCCGTAAGTTCTGCCCGCACCCCCTGAACGCCGCAGACATACGGCGCTCTATATACACATCCTCGCAGATGTTCCAGAGAGTCTTCACAAGATAGGCTTGCTGCACTCTGGCGTTATTAAATATTTTTCTGTCCGTATACCGGACATGCCCAGCCTCATGGTCAATGTACCCACGAAGCAGCACCTCCTGACCACGCTCAGCAGTGACAAGCGGCAGATTAATTATAGGACTCTTACCGCTGTAATTTGTAAAGGCACCTGTGCCTGACACCTGTACCTTAACGCCGTATCTTGCCCCCAGCATGGACGCAAGCTTTGACATTGATGTTATAAAAAGGCCATTCTCTGACATGATACACCTCCTTAAAACTCTTCCTCATCGTCATCGTAGCCCAGAATAATGGGCTGATTCTGCACAGGAGCCTGTGCAGATTCGGGTTCGGGTTCGGGTTCCGGTTCGGGTTCGGGTTCGGGTTCGGGTTCCGGTTCCGGTTCGGGTTCGGGTTCCGGTTCCGGTTCGGGTTCGGGTTCGGGTTCCTTCTTACCAAGCTTCTCCTGAAGCTCAGCAAGCAGACGCTCAAGCTCAGTCCGCCTGTCTTCCACAGGCTTCGGTTCGGGCTTGGGTTCCGGTTCGGGTTCCGGTTCCGGTTCGGGTTCGGGTTCGGGTTCGGGCTTGGGTTCCGGTTCCGGTTCCGGTTCGGGCTTGGGTTCCGGTTCGGGTTCCGGTTCCTTCACAGGTTCCTGTACAGGGACAGACATGACCCCGCCAGAAGAGAGGAACGTATCCAGTGACGCAGGGTCAGACATAATCTTAAGCAGACTCTTAAGGTCATTAATCCCCTCGTTGCTGTTACGCGCCTTCTTCACAGCGTCATCCAGAGCGGCAATGACAGGCCCCACAAGGGGAAGTGTAATCCTGTACCCCTCAAGCTTCTCCCGCAGGGACTCCATGCCCTTAAGCTTGAAGCCAAACACGCTTGACTTCAGCTTAATAATCTCATACTGCCGCTTGGCAAGAGCGGCAATCTCATCAGTGAACGCGCTGGACAGCACCCTGCCAAGCGGCGCACTGCCGTTGTTGCATGCCTCCGGGTCAAGGGCGTACTCATACCAGTCATACGAGTACCGGGAAGCAATGTCCCCGGCCGTAGGAATGGCGGAAGAGATAGCGAACTTCCACTTGTCTGGCGTCTGCGCCAGCCACTCCTCAACAGCCTTGGGAAGACCGCTGAGAATAGCCCTGACAGCCGCTTCAAAGTCAGTCTTGTCCGTATGCAGGAAATCCTCCACCTCCTGTATACGAACCTTAGGAATCAGGAACCCACCAAGGAAATGAGTCCCTACACGGACGAGACTGTTCCATGTACGTGAGCGTATAATCCCCGGCTCACGCAGGTAGTCCTTAGGCAGGAGCTGTTTGCTCCCAAGCTTCGCCAGATAGTCTGGCGGCAGGTTCTTCTGTACTTCCGGAGGGAAGTCGCCCGCAGTAAGCTTTGACATGCCCGTCCAGACCTTAATCTCGGGCATGATAATCACAGAAGAAGAGACAACATCCTTGATATTTACAATCATTTTAAACCTCCACACTACTCAAGCACATCATCAGAGCCAGACCCGGACTTACCATCCGCCGTGCCCATAACGTCTTCACCAAATATACGGGACGCCATCTCCAGTATGGCAACCCTGTCTGACACGGAGCACGAGTTCAGTAACGCGATGTCCAGCCCGGTACGGAGAGGACTGGGGCCGTTCGGGTCAGCCATGGATGACACGGCATTTGTCCACTCAGCCCACTGCACAAGCGTTCTTGTGCTGAATGTCTTGGCAACGGGCACACCTTCTCCCGTACCGACATTCGCCGCCCTTACCGCTGCCGCAAGGGAGACCATATTCCTGACAACATCGTCCGGAATACTGCCCTTATGGCGGGAAACAATAGATACTTCTGTATCCTCATCGAGATACCCGGCCCTGATGACCGAGAACCGGTCAATCAACGCCATGTTCTGCACCAGCACACCGGTATACATACCGGAGTCATCACCGCCGCCATTACTGTTAGCCGTAGCGATGAACCGGAACCGCTTGTGCGGACGGATAATCTCACCCCCATTCTCAGGAATAATGAGCGGCGACCCATCCAGAATAGAGTTAAGACCAACCGCAATAGAGGGGTCTAACAAATCAATCTCGTTGAGCAGGAACAGCCCGCCATCCCTCATGGCCAGAGACAGGGGCCCGTACTGAAAGGACATACTCCCATCTTTCATCATGGACAGATGCCCGATAAGGTCAGCCATCTCAAGGCGCCCGTGAGCGGTACACTCATACACGGGCCAGTTAGCCCGTGCCGCCACCTGTTTGATGGCGGACGTCTTGCCACATCCGGACGGGCCAGTAACGTACAGCGCTCCTAACCGGGCGCTGAAACGGAGCCACTGTGCAAAGTATTTCTTCGCCCATTCAGGCAGAACATAATCCTGCCTGACCTCAGGTGTATAATCCCCCGGCTTGTCATACCCGGGAAACTTCTGACCGTTAGGCTGACCAGTCAATACAAATCCCATATCCAGATAACAGGCGCGAACTTCATTAGTCATTTTACTTACCTCTTAGAATGCTATTATTTTTGTTGCGTATGCGGCCATGGGATGGCCGTATTTTCTCAGGCTGCGCAGAAGCGAGTACAGCGCCAGTGCATAATTATCATTTGCAAATGTAATGCTTCTGATAATGTCCCGGAGGTCCGCCGCTGTAAGAGACAGACCCTCACGACCCACAGTAGTAATGCGGGCCAGCGATTTTTGGTTATTACGGAATGGAACTGTACAGGAATACTCCGGGAACACCCTGTACAGATGCTCCAAGTCCTGCAGGCTCCTTTGTCTGCCGTACCCGTACAGCAGGTGCATAGCCATGAACCAGTTGTACCGGGACGTATCTTCCACAGCGTCCTTATTAAGACTCATTGGCAAACTGAGCATGACCATCATCTCAGCAACCCGGACAAGCCCCTGCTCACTGGTCACGGCTGAATGATAACGGGCCCTCAGATACTGGAGCAGGGCAATGCCCCGTTCCTTCACAATACCCTTGTCATTTTGGAGATAGGATGTGAACCCGTCTGCCATCTCACGGGTTAATCTGTCAGCCGTTACAGGCCTGAATCTGTCAGACCCGACCGGACTTTTAAGCCAGTCGAGCATACTCCTGAGAGCGGTAAGCGGATACTTCTCATGGTACATATCAAAGATGAGTTCAAAGAATCCAGCAGGGAGAAGACGGCAGTCTTTGAACATAAAGTTCAAAGCCCACGCGAAAGCAACCCTCTTGTACCTGCTCCCGGTTTTCCCCCTGTTGCACACGAGCCAGTGAACAGGGAAATGTCCTACTCCCATACCACGTACCTCGTCTTAGAGGTTGCGGACGATGTGGCCGTGATAGATACACGGCCCAAGCAGTTTTTCAATATCCGTATGCTTATCCATTCTGGCGGATAGCCCAAGTCTACCGCCTCAATCTCTCCTGTACTGTAGTAGTACAGAGTGAGATTGTAATAAGGACGCCTGTCCCCCTCCTTTTTGAAGAGGAGGACAACTTTCTGCCCGTCCGGCAGAATGTCAAACGCCCTGCCTCCTTCGTTTCTATTATATAATCGCGGAAGGTCATGCCCTTCCATATAATATAACCCCTGTGGGGTTATACCCACAGTGGCGCCGCCGATTATCAGCGCGCCAGCCTGCCCCGTGTCCTGTACGACACGGGCCCCAAGCGCAACAGCCTCAGCACCATTGCATTCGTAGAATCCGCAATTTCGGGGCGTTATGTACAGCTCCGCAACCTCGGGACAATGTTTAATGAACATCTTACTTAGCTTCATATCTCATCTCCTAATTCACAGAGAACGCGGCACACCCGATAATGGTACGCCTGTCCGGAGACTTCACCATGTGAGTCGGCACGATTAAATCGTGCCGCTCAGGGAGTGATTCCTGTACCGCACGGGACACAATAAACAGCGTCCCGGGACGGGGTTCCGGTACGTTAACGGGACGTCCGGGACGCACCCGCACAAAACGGATGTTCCCTTTCACCCCAAGGTCTTCCTCATCCATACCCACACGGGCGACAACACCAGATACGGGGATGGTTTCAAGAATAATTGAAGTACCCTCCGCTACGATGTTGATGTCGTGCGGAGTCAGATTAATAAGTTTCATTTTTCCTCCTGTATTTTTGCCCGGGGAAAATCCTGTATTTTTCCCTGCGGAAAAATCAACTATTTTTCTGTGTGGAAAATAGCGTATTTTTCTGTGTGGAAAAATCAGGTATTTTTATGTGGGCTGTATCCTGTACTGGACAGTGGACAGTGGACGGGACAAATCGGGACAGTGGACAGTGGACAGAAGGACTGTCCAGTAGTGGACAACGGGACACTGGACAGTGGACAGCGGACAGCGGACGGGACAGTGGACAGTGGACGGGACAGAGTGGACAGAAGCACTGTCCCTACTCTAGAATACTAAGAGTAACTCTTGCCTCTTTTTAGTGGACAGAAGATGTCCAATGATTTCAAGGGGTTACAAGCTCTCTGTCCAGCCCTGTCGCGGATTGCCAATAAAAACAGCGGGTTACGCGGACAGGTGGACAGAGCTCCGGAAAACACACATATATATTTATATAATATATATTTATATTTTCCCCCTCCTCCTGACCCCTCTATATTATATATATATTTTTTTTACTGTCCAAAATAAAATAATAATATAATATACCCACAAAAAAGTACAGGAATTTCAACCACTTAGAAAAATACCTGAATTTCCCGTACTGGACAGGACGGACAGAGTCAAAAACAGTAAGTGATAACCTACTGAAATCATTGAACTTTTTTTCGACCAAGTGGACAGACTTCTGTCCACTCTGTCCACTTGCCCTGTCCAGCCGCTGTCCACCCGCTGTCCAGCGCAAAAATAAATACAGTATTTATTTTTCGGGCGAAAAAATACCGGAATTAATTTTGTCACTTAGAAAAATACCGGAATTATTTTTGCACTGGAAAATACCTGAATTAATTCTAGCGCGAGAAAAATACCGGAATTAATTCTAGCGTGGGAAAAATACCGTATTTATTTTTGGGCTGGAAAATACCCGAATTAATTTGTCGTGAGAAAAATACCTGATTTATTTTTGCTGTGGGAAAAATACCGGAATTAATTTGCGCCCAGAAAATACCATATTTATTCTCGGGCTGGAAAATACCCGAATTATTTAGACAGTCCCGGTACACCTCCGTACCGGAACTGTCCACTTATCGAACCATGAATTTGCCAGAGCACGCACGATTCCCTCCAGTTACTGGTACACACGTGTACACGTGTGTACCTTTAAGTTAATAGCTAATTAAATGGATAGGGTACATACCCTATCCATTACAAGACTAGTAATAAATAGGTTGGGGATAAATCCCCAACCTATTTCCTTATTTCCCCATAAGGTCACTCAGCTTTCTAAGGAAGACTGATTGGTCCTCTTCCGAAAGTTTTGCGTAGGCTTTCAGAAGGGCCTCCACCTTATCAGAGTTTTTAGTTACGTAGGCAAAATTTTCACCCAACAGCTTAACACGATTCATAAGGTCTTTTTTCGCGGTCCATGCCGCTTTCAGTTCCTTGTCCGTCTTGTGTTCAATGTAGTGGGTGACTTTCCCGTTCTTGGTTTCGTTCTTCACTTCACCATAAAGCAGGAAGGTCAACCGCTTACGGGATTCAGATGCCACCTTACCACCTATCAGGCGGTAAGCTATGCACAGGTCTTCGACATCTTCAAGAGGTCCGCGGTTCGCAATACGGTTAAAGGCTTTCTGCTCAGCCCTTGAGAAGACACGGACAAGACCGGCTTGAACCCTTGTAGCGGCGTAAATTTCCGCACCGAAAAGGGGATTGTGAAACTTCTTGATAAAAGCATCGCGATTTTCAGTAGTCATTTTTGTACTCCATTTGATTTTTGGTTTTCGGTTTTTGTCGTTTTATGTGGCGTTGGATTGTTGACTATTTCCCTGCATACCATGGTGCATCCGTACTTGTAGAGGCTATCGTCCTGTATAGAGGATATGGGAGCAGGCCTGCCGTGCCTCTTCCGCGGGACGGAAGGCAAGGGACAGCTAGGGGTCCATGTCATATACAGGAAACTGGAATCACGGCGATTTTGCGCACAATACCGTCTTGGTAAATGTGGGCTTTTCGGTATCCCGTGTACTCTGATAGCGTGCAGGCCGTGATACCCTAGAGGGTATGCAGGTCTGTAGTCACATCATATATCGCACGGCATGCCATCAGTACGTAGCAGCCTGCCATCGGCTGCCTATACTGTACCGAACGATACGTCATTCTATCCCTATGGAGCAGGGCGCTTTCACCTGCAGTTCGGCTTACCCGACATCACGTGCCTATCCCAGGCATGGGCGGGTTGCTGTATGGTATAAAGAACCTATGCAGTGGAAGGAATACCTTCCGGTTTGTACTGACACTATAACCGGAGTGGGGTTATACTGTCAACAACTTTTTTCGTCTTTTTTCACCTTCCTTTTATATTGTCCTATTGGTGGGTTGGGGACCTATTCCCCTTCCCTTGATAGATACAAGGTACGCTCTTTCAGTTAGAAGGTCAATAACTTTTTTGGACTTTTATAAACTTTTTTTGACTTTTTTCTCGGGGCGGCGGGCGGGCGGCAGCTTAACATACCATTTTAATAAGTTATTACTTTGATAAGTTATTATTTTGATAAGTTATTATTTTAATATGTTATTATTTTAATAAGTTATTATTTTAGTATGATTTGGGCGGCGGAATCGGAATGAAAACAGTTATCATTATTATTAGTTATTAGGAATGAATATAGTTTTCAT